GAATCCAAGGAGCAACAGGTCCACAAGGAATACAGGGAATACAAGGTGCAACAGGATCAACAGGTCCACAAGGAATCCAAGGAGCAACAGGTCTACAAGGAATCCAAGGAGCAACAGGACCACAAGGAATCCAAGGAGCAACAGGACCACAAGGAATCCAAGGAGCTACAGGATTACAAGGTGCTACAGGACCTGGTGCAGTAGGTACTAGTGAATATTACGAAACTGTATGGGCAGAAGAAAATGGTAACTTGAGTAATAACAGTAGAGAGTGGAGCTTCGGTAACGGTGCAGAGGGAGATGCTAATATAACTGCAATGTATCCAGCAGAAATAACTAAAGCGTTTATATCATCCGAAACTGCTGGTACTAGTGTAACAATTGATATACTAATAAATAATGTCTCAGCAGGAACTGCATCGTTTACTGGAGATGGGATATTTATATTTCCTTCTCCAATTACAGTATTAGAAGGTGATGAGATTGGATTTGAAACAAATACAGTTGTTGGTATATATGCAGATTGTAGAGTAGGTATTGCGCTAATGCGAGAAGTAGAAGGTGTTAGAGGTGCTACAGGACCACAAGGAATTCAAGGTGCTACAGGACTACAAGGTGCTACAGGACCACAAGGAATTCAAGGTGCTACAGGACTACAAGGTGCTACTGGACCACAAGGAATTCAAGGTGAACCGGGTGATAGGGTTCTTTTTTATAGAGCAATTTCATCATCTACCCAAAATTTGAATGTAAATGGTGTTCAACTATTCCCTTTTGGTATCGAAGAAATTAATGAAGATTCTTCTTTTTTTACCACAACAACAAATGGTGTAATTATAGAAAAAGATGCTTCTGCTGTTCTTAGGGTTGTTATTGTTGCCCAAGATATTTCAGGAACAAATTCAAGATTGCAAGTTTCTTGTAAATTTAGATTAGACGGGGTTGCAATTGGCACACAAGATTTTCAAATGTATTTAAGAGACGCAGGCAATAATTTAATAAGTTCTATGAAAAACGATTTATATGTTCCAGCAATATCAGCTGGTTCAGAAATAACAGTAGAAGTAGAAAAAATAGCAGGGGCTTTAGGTGGTAATACTCAAGCAAGAATTGCAGATACTTTTCTTAGAATAGAACTTTATGATAAGGTAGTAGGAGATGTACCTAATATAATAGTTCCTACTAATGGTGAATTAATAGAGTTTGAAAATGGTATAAGTGGTAGTTATCAAGCATTTGCAGTAGATAACCCACTAACTTGGCAAATTTCACCTGGTGTTACTGGGGTATCTATAAATTCTGGTGGTTTGATTGAATATGACGGTACTAGTAACGTAAGTAGTAATACAGTAACATTATCAGCTATAAATGCATTAGGTCAAGATGATATAACTATTAATATTGATATTATATCAAACCCATTCGAATTAACTGGATATTCAGGACATTGGAGAGCACAAGATTTATCACTTTCAGATGGTCAATCTATATCATCTTTAGATGATATTTCAGGTAATAGTAATAACCTTAGTAACAATGTTGTAGTTGAGCAACCAATTTATAGTGTTAATAATAACGGTACCAGTTCGATAACTTTTGATGGTATTAATGATAATTTGTTCAATGATTCAATATTCATACCAAGTACCACACAATGTATGATTTTAGTTGCAAATACCACAGATAGTAATAATGTAATGTTTTCATTTGGTGATGGTAATAATAGAGGAACAATGTCAATAGATAATCAAAATGATTACAGAGGTAGTTTTAATGGTACTTTGAATAGTGGAAATGATATAGCAGGAACTTTTAATGATGGTAATAATCATTTATTCGTTTTATATCATACCGGAACGACTATCTTTTTAAGAGCAGATGGAACATTAACTAATAATTACTTACAGGCAACTTCCGGTATCAATATTACAAATTTCACACTAGGTTCTGCCGCAAATAGTACTGATTTTATGCAAGTAAATATAAAAGAAGCTGTTATATATACAACGGTACCCTCATTGACCGAAATACAAACAATAGAAAATTTATTACTAACAAAGTATGGAATATAAAAAATATCTAATTTTCGAAAACCTTGAAAACTGCCAAAATTATTTGTTTAATTTAAACAGCAATCTACACAATTTAGGTGTTATTGATATTAAAGACTCTTGGGATATACCTAGAAAAGTTGGTATAAACACAAATACTTTTTCTAAAAGGTATTGGATATATTCACCTAAAGAAGAATATATTACACTAGGTGATAGGTCATTAGTTTCAGAAATGATAGATTCACCTATTCCTAGTGATTTAACTGAAAATATTTTCAAAATATACAATTTCGTGAATGGGGATGCTGATAATAGAATAGATAATTATTTTCGTGATCCTATTTCATTAGAATATAAAAAAGATGTTAATATACGGTTCCCAACAGAAGAAATCTTTGATGTTTATGGTAATCTAATAACTATTAATTACTATGAATCTGTCAATATTGACATAAACCCTTTGGGTATTAAAACAACAACATATATCAATAAAATTTTGACGGTTTCTGTAAATTACGTATACGGTGATGACGGTTATTTGAATTATAGGGATATAACAAGAGAATGGTATTTACTAGATGATACAATTGGGTGTAGTATTACAAAGAGAAAATTTTATACTAATAATCAAGCCAAGAAAGCGGGTGAAAGAAGGAGAAAAAACATACAGAATATATTAGAGACAAAAGTAGGTACTGCACTTTTTTTAAAAAAAGGATCACCATTAGTTGGTGGCGATGGTACTTTTAATACGGTTGCAGAAGCAGATACTTATGGAAAACCTCTATTAAATGCACTATCTATATATTTTAATAAGTATATTACAAACAACGAACACGATTTACTATTGAATGAAATATCTAATATTGACGAAACGACATACGACTGGGTATTAGAAATTGACCCATTTACAAATAAAACAATAAAACAATTATCATATGATATAATTCAAGATTCTATATTATTGTAAACGATTAAATAACTTATAAAAAAATTAACTCAACATGAAAAAAATAACCGAAATTATAAACGAGGCTGAAAAGTCTAAAAAACAAAAAGAATATCAAGATTTTTTTGATAAAAAGTTGAAAAAATATGGTGTTGAATCCCCCGCTCAATTGTCTGACGAAGATAAGAAAAAGTTCTTTAACGAAGTAGACAAAGAATGGACGGGTGAAAAGGTAGACGAAAAAATAGTAGAAGATGATTTTGATTCCGAGGCAGACGAAGAATCTGAAATCCTGAAAGATGACGAAGATGACGAAGATGACGAAGATGACGAAGATGACGATGATGAAGAAGATGAAGAAGATGAAGAACATGACGATGATGAAGAAGATGAAGATGACGAAGATGACGATGATGAAGAAGATGACGATGATGAAGAAGAAATTGATGAATCATTGAATGAGGCTGCATCTATGGATAATAAATCAGTAGATAATATTGTTAGTGAACTTATAAAATTCAAAAACACACCAGGTGCCTTTGGTCAATTAGTAATGGATATTGTAGAAAGAATATACGACAAAAGTGATGACAAAGAACTTACAGTGGCAGTAATTAACAACGCCGTTAAAAACTTATCACAAGTCAGTAAAGAACTTAACAAAAGGTAGTTCATATAAATAATGTACAACACAAAAGGAATCTCAAAAAAAAGATTCCTTTTTTTGTTGATTAAATAATAAAACAGGTGAATGATTATGAAACACTTATATGAAGGCGGCAAAGCAGTTTCAAATGTAATGCCAATAAAAGCAGAAGACACAATACCAACACTAAAAGACATAGATAAAAAAATATTAACTAGATTTTTAAAACTTAAAAATAAAGATTGGGCAGCATTGGGTTCTACTGGTAAAAAACTACCGGGACAAACTAGTGGTGATATAGATATTGCTATTGATATTAATACTATTGCAAAAAATTATAAAATACCAATTGATGAGGTTGGTAAAAAAATATTTGATTTATTAGATGCTGCATATCCTAAATTAGATAAAGTTTTTATGAAGGGTTTAGGTATAATTTCAATAGCGTATCCAGTTAAAGGTAGTAGTGGAAATGTTCAAGTCGATTTAATGTTACAAGACAATATTGATTTTGCTAGATGGATGTTTCACTCACCGGATTTCACTAAACAAGAATCGGAATTTAAAGGTATTTATAGAACCGAATTATTAAAATCTATTGGTAATGCCGTAACAATTCCTGATATGACAGAATATTGGGAAGATGAATTCGAAGGTCAATATAAAGGAGAAATCAAGAAATTGGGTAGAATTATGTTAGACCCAAACAATGGTTACAAAAAACAAATAAAGTCGTTTGTAGGTAAAACAGGTAAACCGGTTAAGACGGGTAAAAGTGAATGGGAAGAATTTATAAGTAAAGACCCGGTAATGATTACAAAATCATTACTTGGTGTTGATGCATCTATAAAAGATACTAATTCATTCGAAACTGTTTGGAAAGCAATGCAACACAAAAATTTCCCTTGGAAAAAACATATTCCACAAATAGTTTCTTATTTTGTTGATATTCTAAGTAGAAAGGGGTTACCAATTCCAAGTCAATTAGGAATAAAAGAACAGAATGTAATATCTAAATCTAGTATGAAAAAATTCAAAGAAATCATAAAATCAAAAAAATTCAAATCAAATGACATTAACTAAAATAACTCTTATAAGTATATTGTTATTTCTAATAGGTATTGGTATACAAACATTAGAAGTAAATAATGTTGTAAATAACACATCTTTTTTGTATATTCCTTTATATATTATAAGTATTTTAACAGTTCCTTTGTATTCACTTTATCACAAAATAAAAAAATAAAATGGCAGGATTACAACACCTATTTGATATTTACAATAAACAAGGGAAAGAATTCATCACAGATTTATTTAGTAAAGAATTAGTCGTTTCTGAAAAACCCGATGCGTCAATTTTTTCTGTACAACAAAGGGAAGATGGTACTATCGACTTTTTCAAAAGAGATGATAGACAACCAATTTCTGCATTAGATAGAACGATAATATCACTATACGAACCACCTATAGAATATTTCGAAAAGAAAATAGGCAATAAAAAACTACCACATAATCTTAGATTCGGTTTCGAATACTTTCAAAACACAAACCCCGTGGCCATTTCATATGATCGTTTACCTAAAAATGGACTAGTGTTAACACATATGAAAGAACTAGATAATAAAGGTAAAGTTAAAAAATTTATAGATGATCCAAAAACACTAATCAAATGGTCCAAATATTTTGATGTCGAAGAACCTTTTATAATTTTTGATGGAAAACTCAGTGAACTTCAAAAACAACAATTAGAAGAGTTTTTAAAAACACCATTTGAAGAATTAGTTTCTAAATTTCAAACATCTTCTTTTACGAAATATATTATATCTATATTAAACCCCAAATTAAAGAAAACCGCGTTAAACAATACAATAGATAAACCAATAGAAGGTTTAGTATTTAAGTTTAATGATGGTGAATATTTAGCAAAGGTTGTAGACCCCTTGTTTACACAAATGTCTAGAACCAAAGCAATGGAAAGAAAAGAAAACAATAGTAGTTCAGATGAGTTTGCGTTGGTTTTATACACTTTTATCAATTGGGTAGAAGAACACGACATTTTTAAAAACATGATTGCTGATGGTAAAAACGAAGACGAAAAATACGTAGATTTGATGACAAGAACATCAAAAAAATTCATTGATGAAAATAAAATCTTTTTAAAGGGATTAAACATAAAAAAACCAGATTTTGCAAAAGCACCAGAATTTGCATTAAATACTAAATTGATAAGGAGTCGAGATGTAATCGACTTTATTAAAAAAAATAAAGAATACGAAGAAGTTTTTAAAATTTTACTTTCTGGTTTCAAGAAAACTAGAAAGAGAAAAACCAACATGATTGATGATAACTTGAAAAATCAAATAAATGGTGTTGTTAATCAAATTAAAAACATCACATTAAAAACAAACGAAACATTCCTTTCTTTTAAAGATTGGAAAAAAATGCTATAAACTAAAAATAATATATATATCATGTCAGAAAATAAAAAAGAAATAAAAGAAAAAGAAGAAATTAAAGTAGTGGATGAAGTAATAATTGAAGAGTCTGTTGTAGAAAAAAACATAGAAAAGGTTTCTGAATCCAAAGAAAAAAAGTCAAAGAAGTCTAGTAACAAAAAAGAAATAGTTAACTTAACACACGATTTAGTAACATATTCAGATGGTAGTACTGAAAAGATAACGACAAGAAAACAACATTCAGATTTAAGAAACAAAAGATAAATTAAAACTTTTAAGGAAAAGAGGAATTCATAAATGTTCCTCTTTTTTGTTTTTATTAAATAAGAAAACATCTGAACACAATGGCAAATGAAGATTTAACAAGAAAAGATATAATAAGTGAACTTAAAAACATGGAATCAGAAAACGATCAATCTAATTTAGAACCTATTAATGTAATAATAGGCAGATTTACACCATTTACTATTGGACATCTTAGTATGGCCAAAGAATTGAAAAAGATCAACGACCTTGATTCGGTGTACATATATATAAGAAGTAAAAGTGGTAAAAACTCTAAATTCAGTGACCGATTAGTCACAAACTATATGACAGATGTAGTTCAAAAACAAGATTTAGTAAGAGATGCTTGGTCAATGACAGCATCATTCATACCAATTATAATAAAAGAAACACAACGAAGGGGATATAACCCCATTCTCATAGGTGCTGGTGAAGACAGAGCAAAATCATATGAAAATATGGCAAAAAGAATGAAAGATATACAAGTAGATCCAGAATTTAAAATACAAGAACTTAAAGGTAGGATAACGTCAGCGACCGAAGTTAGACAAGCTATAATGGATGATGACAAGAAAAAGTTTATGAAACTTACACCTAAAGAAATTCATCCATACTATAAGCAATTACAAGACGAATTAGAAAAATTGAACACTATGATAGAATCAATAAGCGTCGTTGATATAATGGATGGAATAGACCTTACTGTTGAAGAAGTTGAAAGTATTTTAGAAAGTAATGATGAAGATTTCTTTTCGCATCCCATTATTGTAGAAAGTATTTTAGAACAAGAAATAGAAAATAAAAAAAATGAGATGAAATTAAACGAAAAAGAGGAAAGTGTGTTATTAGTAATGCCATCAACCTTGACCGATTTAAAAAACTTCAAAAAATGGTTAGATAATTCTGATTTCTATGCTGAAGACTACGGTGATTATTTTGTGTTTCAAGAAGAAAATATAGATTCTTTGGAAAAGACTATAGAAAAAGAATTATCTAAAAAGAAAATATCCGTTAGATATGAAATACAAGAAAGTTTTAAAGAAATTATAGAATCTGTTAAATTATCTAGTGATGCTAAGAAATTCATTAAAGCAATGCAAAAAATTAAATTAGATAAAGATTTTGCAAAATCATGGATGCCGGGACACAAATATATTTACACTGATGGTACAAAATATTACTTTATTGATTCTGATGGTGACACTATGGAATTGAAAAATACAGAAACTTTAAAACATTTGAAAAAGACTTTTGAAAATGTAAATGAAGATCTTTTCGAAAATCCTGAATTTTTACCTAAAAAGGTACAAGACCTTATTTATGATATGGGTGATGGTACATATGACTATAGGGATTTGAGAAAGTTACAAAAAAAGTTAGAAAAATTAGGATATACGTTTGATTATGGGTTAGATGCACAACCATATGATTTAAGAAAAATAGATGAAAACTTAGAAGATATAGATTTAGAAAAAATAGTAGAAATTACTAAATTGTCTATGTCCGTTGCACACACAAGTGTTTTTGAAAAGGCTTTACAATTTAGAAAATGTGAAATAACATATGAGGATTTACAAGATAAAACAGAAACAAATGTTGTTTCCTTTTTGGCTAAATTTAACGAAAGTAAATTATTAGACTTTAAAAACTATATAACTGAAATGACGGTTAGTCCAGAATATGGTGCTAAAATTGATAATGCATTATTACTATTAGTGAATAGTAATAAACCTATTGTTTGGGAAGATTTTAAATCTTATATGATTAGAACAGAATTCTTTAAGAAAGAATTTAAACCCTTTTTGATGATGCAAGGATTATCTGATTATCAAATTGATAGATTTGTTGAAAACATACTTAGGGTTAAGTATCAACACTATACAAATTATTTCAAGGGTACAATCTCGTTGGAATATACAAAATAAACAAAAAAATAAAAGGGAATCAAAGGATTCCCTTTTTTAATACCAAGGTTTACCACCTTTCTTTAATTTTTCTTTTAGTTCATCTGTAGGTCTACCCCAAGATTCATCATTTAACATTTCCCTAACAATTTCCCTAAATTCATCACCCGCACCATAAGTTACCTTATGTTTTTCTGATGATGTCATATCAGCATCTTTAGTTGTTGTTCCTTCTAAATCATTATGGTGTTGAACAATAGATGTTCCTACGAATATGTGTGGTATTTTATTGTGTTGTAATGCAACTGAATACCAATTGTCACAAAACCAAAATTTTATACGTTCTTCTAAACCACCTATTTTTTCTATTACGTTTCTGGATTGAAATAGACACCACCCTGCTATGTGTTGTCGTACACCGTATCCAACTATTATTTGACCTAGACGTTCTTTGTGCCAAGATTCAATTGGGTTTGCTGGTGATGCTGATACATACTCCCATCCTTTGGGGTCATGTTGTCTTTGTACGTGTATCAATGCCAATATTTCACTTGCCCAATGTTTATTGAAAACTAAATCATTATTACATAAACATGTCCATTTCGCATTACCTACATTTAAACCTATGTTTAAGTATGTGTGATAACCAAATTCAACATCGGTACATATAGTTGTGATATTATGACCATTTGTGTCGATATGATTATAAGAAGTTTCTTTGTCACTTTCTACAACTACTATGTTAAATTTTATCTTTTCCGAAGATTCACTATTACAAAGTGAATCTAAACATTTCAAAGTTTCTTTGTGTAGTTTTTCGTTTTTGGCCCAAGATATTATAACTATATCAATTTCAATGGGTTTTAAATAATTTATTGACATTTTTGATGAGATTAAAATAAAGGAATTGTCTTTGTTATTTAATAGGTATAAATAATCAATTATTTTATGGACATAAGAATAAACAACATTCTTGACTTGCAATTAGTAAATGATGATGTGTCTACGTTTGTCAATGTTTTTGGTGTCCTAAAGACAGCAATAGAAAAACAAGGTGAAAAGGTAGGGTTTAAGAAGAATGGAACAATTACTATTGAGTTATCAGAAGATCAATTAGAATTTGTTATGTCAGTATGTGAAAATATTGGTATAGTATCAGATGTTGATTCTAGTGACACAGAAGTAGATAAATTATGATAATAGATATTGAACAAAATAAGTATTCTAATACAGTAAAGATTTCTTACATAGATGCAGAAAGGAATAGACAAATCATAGATATTCCAAAAAGTGATTTTTGGAAATGGCAATATAATGAAGGAAATTATGTTGACAACACCTTTAAATCTTGGGATAATAGAAATGTTATTAGGGTATCATATAAAGATGATAGTCACATAGACAAGAAAAGTATTTGGGAATGGATTAATGTACACCCACAATATAAAGATATCATATATCAATTTAATTTACCCAAGATACTTTTTTGTGATATTGAAACCGATATACACGATGGGTTTCCCGATCCAAATGTGGCAAAAGAAAAAATAACCGCAATTACAGTTTGTTGGAAAGATGATAACAACAAAATTCAAGTTCTTGTACTAGGAGAAAAAGAAGATTTCGATTATAAAAAACAGAAAGAAATGAACAATTTTATTGTTGATTATTTTTCTAAAGTAACAGATATGGATATCATAATGAAATATTTACATATCCCGGACGAAAAAAAATTATTAGAATCGTTTGTGAAAATTTGCTCAAAATTTCATGTCTTAACAGGATGGAATTTCATAAATACTTTTCGAGCGAATTGGGCCAATGATAGTGGTTTTGACTGGCCATTCTTATCAAATAGAATGGACTTATTAAAGGTTGACTATAAACAAATATCACCAACAAATAACGTATCTAGGAAAAAAGATATAGGTAAAGTACCTAGTCATTTTGCAATTGTTGATTATATGTATTATTTTGATGCATTTGATAGAAGTATTAAAGTAAAAGAATCTAAAGGTTTAGATTTTGTTTCTGGACAAGTGTTGGGTGTTAAGAAATTGAAATATGGTAACTATCCTGTTATGAATGGGGATGTACTAAAAGAAATGTATCAAAATGATTATGATACATATTGTATATACAACGCTATTGATACTATTTTAGTGCTCTTAATACACGAAAAAAGACAACCATTTACTGCCATTTTAGCACAAGGAAATGCATCAGGTAATCATATAGACAAAGCAGATTCTGCTGTTAACGTTACTGAAGGTTTTATGTCAAAAGCATATATCCAAGATAATAAAGTATTGCCCCTTATAGATATATCAAAAAGAGAAAAAGAATCTTATGAAGGTGCATATGTAAAATCTCCAATAGCTGGGTTACACACCCTAACGTGTTGTTATGATTTTAGTTCACTTTATCCTTCTATATCTAGATTCTTAGAATTGGGGTTTGAAAATTTTGATAAAAAGATTATAGGAGATTTAAAAAAATATTCAAACTACAAAGAACAATCTGTAAAATTAGAAAGAACTAATAATGATGAAATAATAAGTGTTACTGGTTGTGTCTTTAAAAAGGGTCAATCTACTTTGAAAACAGTATATGATGATTTGTATGCTGACAGAAAGAAAAATCAATACCGATCTAAATTGTGTGCAAAAATATCACACGAAATAAAACAAAAACGTAAATAAATACATTTAATAATAAACAAAACAGTAATTTAATGAAAAAAGTAGTATTAAAAACAGTAGACCTAGTAAAGTTTAACAACTTTATTGATTCATTGATTCCACTTAATGAAACCGGAACTATTTATTTTAAAATAGATTCTAAATATATTAGTACAGATTCACATAATGATAGTGGTACTATCATTAAGAGTCTGAAATCTGAAATTAGTCAAATATGTGGAGAATCAAACTTAGATAGTATTGATAAACCAATTAAACTTTGTTTCTATGATGGTAAAAAAGTAAAGAAAGCATTTTCCTTTTTGAGTGGTAATGAAATTACTTGTGAAATATCGTTTTCAGAACTAGAATCAACCGGTGAATATTTTGCAGAAACTGTTAAGATTTCTAGTCCTAAAATATCCATCACATTAGATGCAGCAGACCCAGAATTATTCGAATTTGCAAATGTACCAGAAGATAAAATAGAAGAGGTTAAAAATGTTTCAAATGCTGATTGTAATTTTAGAATGAGTGCAAATGAAATTTTACAAGTTCAAAAATTCTTAGATTTTGATAAAAATGAAGAAGTTGAATTTAGAGTAAATGGACAAGTTACCGTTTGTTCAGAAGATGCTTATGATATTTCAATTTCAGATGATTTCGAAGGATTGCCTAATGGTGGTATGAATATCTATAAAATAGGTAAAGAACTATTTAAATTAGTAGATTCTAATTCATATGTTGTATATCCAGTATTAGATGAATGTAAAATAATTTTTAAAGCAGAAGATAATTCTACACAAGTAGTTATCACATTACATGAAGACATAGATTTATAATATGTCCATAAGCATTAAAAATATGAGCACAGAAGAACTAGAGAATTTCGATTGGGATTCTCTAGATGATTCTCAATTAGATAAAGTTCTTGTTCAGTTAGATGATGAAGCCAATATTAAGAAAACACTAGAGCAAAGTAACAAATTAGTTCTTAATTCAATATATGGCGCACTTGCGTCTAAATACTTTTATTGGTATGATAAATCATTAGCTGAAACTATTACTATACAAGGTCAAGATGCTATTCGATATGCTGAAAAGGCATTAGATTCTTATTTTCATAATGTTTTTCACAAAGATAAATTAGTTTTGACTAAACTAAAAGAATTGTGTCCAGATGTTAATATTGAACCACAACCGTGTGTGAAACCCACTGTGGTATATATTGATACGGATAGTGTCGATAAAGATACTATTGTTAGTACTAATAAAGGCAATATTAGAATAGAAGATTTATATAACGAATCTAACAATAGTGCTGGTAATACACAAAACGGTCACGAATCAGTAACAACCAATAAAACCGTATTAAATTGGTCAAAAGAAAAAGGACTATATCAAGCACCAGTGAAAAGAGTTATTAGACACAAAGTAACTAAAGCAAAGTGGAAACTTAAAACTAAATCAGGAAAGGAAGTAATCGTAACTAATGACCACTCTATGATTGTTTTTAGGAATGGTATTAAAGTTCAAGTTAAACCATCAGAAATTAAAAAAACTGATAAAATATTATCAGTTTTGTAGTTCATTATGGAAAGAATTAATATGGCATAATGGACAAAGAAAACAAATTCAATAGAACAAGTAGAAAAAATAGTAAATGAAATACGAAATAGAAGAAATAGAATCAATTGAGTGTATAGGAGATTTCGAAGATGAATATGTCTATGATATTGAAGTAGATGACGATACTCACACTTTCATTGCTAATGGTATATTAGTTCATAATAGTGCTTATGTTACTTTCGAAGAGGTTGCGGAAAAAATTAATTGGACGGGTTCTCCTACTGATCTTGTATTAACTATTAATGAAATTAGATTATCTGGTTATCTAAAAAAGGTATTTGATAAATACGCCGAATCTTACAACACAGATAATTATTTAGATTTCGAATTAGAAACTATTAGTAAATCTGGTATATGGGTTAAGAAAAAGAAATACACACAAGATATTGTGTGGGCTGATGGTAAATTCTATGATAGTGGAACATATACAAAAACAACCGGTCTTGAAATTATTAGACTAACAACACCACCTTTTTGTAGACCTGAATTATCTAAATTGGTTCAATGGATATTTGATAAAGGTAAAAACTTTACACAAAGAGATATAACCATTGAATTACTAAAACTAAAGAAACGATTTGCCATAGCAGGTATAGAAGACATTTCGATAACAACAGCAATTGGTGACTATGAAAAATATGTTATAGATGACAAAGACTCTTTAAATCTCAATGATGGTTGTGGTACACATATTAGAGGTGCTGCGATTTATAATATGTACATTAATAACAATTCATCATATGAAAATCAATACGAAAGGTTAAAAACGGGTGACAAGGTAAAATGGTATTATGCAAAATCACATAAATCAGATTATAACGTTTTTAGTTTTAAACGTGGTTCATTCCCTAAAGAATTTGCACCAGAAGTGGATATTGATTTGATGTTTGAAAAAACTATCATAAATCCATTAAACAACATACTACAAGCAATACCAGGTATTAATAAACTATCTGGATCTTTAAAAATTAAAAATCGTTTATTTTAAAAAAATGAAATAATTATATGACAAAAGTAAGTAAAAAACACAGTTCTGTCGATGACATATTCAAAGAATTAGGAGAAGTTAACCCCTTTGGAACAAGTTCCTTTGGTAATTCAGAAACCTATAAGAATGAAACATGGATAGATTCTGGTAATTGGATTTTAAATGCAGCCCTAAGTGGATCAATAAAAAAAGGGTTTCCAAGTACTAAACAAACCAGTTTAGTAGGAGAATCTGGTAGTGGAAAAACATTCTTAACATTGAACGCTGTAAGAAATGCCCAACAAATGGGTTACACACCAATATATTACGATACAGAAGGTGCTGTTGATCCACAAGCATGTATAAATTTTGGAATTGATTTAGATAATTTTAGACACGAACCAGTTTCCGAAATCGAAAAACTGAAAACCATGTTTGCTATTTTTATCAAGAGTTTAACAGATTTAAAAATAAAAGGTAAAGAAATTCCAAAATTTATTTTGATTCTAGATTCTATTGGTATGGTTGCATCATCTAAAGAAATCGAAGATGCGAGAACGGGTAATAGTGCTGCGGATATGACAAGAGCAAAACAAATACGATCTTTTTTTAGAATAATCACATCTGATTTAAATTCATTGGGAATACCTATGTTATTCACAAATCACGTAGGTGTTAATATAGGAGGATATGGTGATCCTGTTGTACAAGGTGGTGGTAGTGGTGTGGTTTATTCACCAAGTATTACATTATTTTTATCTAAAGCTAAATTGAAAGATGATAAAGGTGATGATAAGAAACAAACTGGTGTTATAGTTACAGCAAAAACCGGTAAAAATAGATTTGCACAACCAAAAACAATTAAATTCCCCATTTTCTTTGATAGACCGTTTAATAGATATATGGGTGTACAAGATTATTTGACTTGGGAAAATGTGGGTATTGCAAAGGGTAATATTTTAACAGAAAAAGAATATAGTAAACTCAAAGGTGCTGAATTAGAAAAAGTTAAATCATTCACACCATCTGGTAGTGAAGAAGTAATGTATTTTATGCCAAAAGAAACAGCTAGGAATTATGTTATTGAACATTTGGGTATTACGGTTGACGCACGAAACTTATTTACTGATAAAGTAATGTTACCCTTAGAAGACCGATTCGATAAAGTTATTAGAAAAGATTTTGAGTTTAGTTCCCAAGAATCTGATAGTGAAATAGATGGTTTGATAGATGAATCTGATGAAGAAATCGAAGATTAAAATTGTTAATACATAAATACAAAACCGAATTATCTATGATTTTTCGGTTTTTTGTGTTCATTAAATATATAAAATATGATAATCACATGAAAGGTTTATGCGACATACTAAAAGAATCAAAAGAATCCGATAAATTAGCTAATGGAATAAATAAAGCTATTGTGAAAATTGATGATAATATGAGTTATACTGATTTTGCACTTGCTGTTGCAAAGATTCTAAAAGATGAATATGGTGAACATAATTTCGAACCATTCACTAAAGTTCTACACAAAGAATTAGGAATGTGATTTCACATTGCTACATAAAATATATAAAAGGACTAAAATTATTTAGTCCTTTTTTTGTTGTAATATACAAATAAGATTGTATATGATAAACACAAGTGAATTTGAAAAGATTTTTTTACTTTTCGCATTAGAAAATCCGGTATATTTAGAACCCATAGAAAGATCATTTTTTTCTGTTCCTGAAATAGATTTACTTGCAATAATTTCTAAAAAATATTATAAGAAATTCAAAAAAGCACCATCAAAAGAAAACTTGTGGATGTTAATATCTACTGGTGAATTAGAAGAAAAATGTCCTAAGATTTTTTTCGATGAAATATTTAAGAAAAACATTAGAGAATATGATATTGAATGGGTTGAACAAACGGCACAATCTTGGATTAAATGGAAACACTTAGATTCTTCAATTGTAGATACTGTTGAATATATAAACACCGCAAAAGTTACACCAGAAAATGTTGGTGAAATTGTTGATAGTGTTAAGAATATGATTAATGGTAGAAACAATCTAACATTTGATGATGATCTGGGTACAGACTTTTTTGATGCAAAATCCCATAAAAGAAATGCAGAAGATTTACTTAGTTCTAATTACGATTTCATAGATAAAAACTTAGGTGGTCATTCTAAAGGTACACTAAATGTGTATATTGCACCACCTAATACTGGTAAGTCATTATTCCTTTGTCAAGATGCTGCTAATTATATTAAATCGGGAAAAAATGTTTTATACATTTCATTAGAAATGCAAGGACAAAAGGTACATAAACGAATAGGTTCTGATATTTTCAACATAAATATAAGTCAATACGACAAAAAAGCCGAAGATTTAGACTATATGCAACGTAAGATTACTGAATTCAAAGAAATGAATTTAGTAACACCGGGTGCATTAACAGTTAGGAATTACGAAACTAGTAATGCAACAGCTGATGATATTGATAATTTTATTGGTAAAATACAAGATATAACTGGTATAATATATGATGTTGTTTTGGTTGACTATATCAACATCATGAAAGATAAAAGAAATCCTAATTCTGAATCTACATATTTGAAAATTAAAAATATATCAGAGGATTTAAGAGCAGTTGCACAAAGAAGACATGTTGTGATGATAAGTGCCACACAAACAAATAAAATGGGAATAGAATCGTCTAATTTAAATTTAAGCCATATTGCAGAGTCAGCTGGTCTTGCTGCAACTTGTGATACTATTATGGCTATTATACAAACAGCTGAAATGAATTTAGAAAATTTCTATTGGTTGAAACTCATAAAAGTTAGAGATGGATCAAAGGGTGCTAAATGTCGTATCAATATAGACTATGATTATATGAGACTTACTGAAACCAATACTGTTATGTTCGATTCGGAATAAATTACTACTCTACTAAAGATAATGTAGTAATTTATACCAGTTTGACGGCATTGGTAATGTATTAAAGTTTTTGGTTAAATAATATATGAAGATAACCGAAAATGATAATATACAATGGGAAAGAATGGGAATTTACATATTACTAAATGAAAACGGAAAGTGTTATATAGGTAGTACTAACAATATAAAAAATAGATATTTTAGACATAAACACCTGTTGGTGAATGGTAAACACGGCAAGTATATACAAAGAGCATATAATAAAAAAACAGCTAAGTTTAATTTTGAAATATTGGAATATGTAGACGATGTTAAAGATTTAAGAAAAAGAGAGGCACACTATATAAAAGAATACCAATCTATGTACTATCAAAATGGATATAATATTTTTGATGTGGATGATAATGGATATTTTTGCCATTCAGATGAAACTAAAAAGAAAATATCAGAAGCAAATAGAGGTAAAATACCATATATAGATATTTTTGGGGCACATGGTGTGACAACTAAAGATGATACAAGATGGGAAAGTGGCGAAATATATCACAATACTACAAATAAAGTTTCTTGTATAGATAGTAATGGAAATACTAAAGTGGTAACTATGGAAGAATTTGAATCATCAAAAGATTTGTTTGGTGTCAATAAAGGTAAAAGTACATACAAGGACAAGTATGGAAATACTACAATGACTACCATAGATGACCCTAGAGTATTAAGTGGTGAGTTGGTTGGTATTACTAAAGGAATACCTTCATTGCATGCCAAGGTAATTACTGTTGATGGTATAACATATCGTTCGTTAGAAGATGCATATACAACACTAGGAATATCAAAACCAACTTTCCGTAAACTATTAAAGGATGTAAATAATATTATATCTACCGTTCCATTTCAAGTGTCATTGTCAAAATATTTAGACGAAAAAAATAAAAGACAAGTTATTATAGATGGTATTGTATATAAGAATATGACAGTTGCTGTGAAAGAATTAGGAATAAGTAGGTATAAATTAAAAAAACATGAAAGCTAGGATAAACATTGATTATGATTATATGAGATTACAAGAAACTAATACGATTATTTTTGATTCTGGTGAATAAAATATTTACACAAAAAAACGCATTTAATAAGTATAAATAAGCATTTATGGCAGAAGAGAAAAAAACAAATAAAGAAACGAATTATTATCTACAAGAAAGGTATTTGAGTGGTGAGATGAATACCGATAAGATTTCCTTTGAACCTGATACGAGTAGTAGGTTATATTTTGATAATTCACAAGAATCTGCGAATAAGATGGTAGATTTAGAAGAATTAGAAAAATGTATTGTGTCCAATGAAACTATTAAAAAAATAATAGATGATATCCCACTAGAAAGGACAATTAATTTACCTATTGAAAGTGTAAATAAGATATATTCATATTGTATGTTATTGTTAAAATCTAATGAGCGTTTGTCAAAACTTACTAAGATAGAAATGTTTTCCTTAATAACAGATTATATAAATTTGAATGAAAAGGAAACAAAATACTTTTACAAAAACCTATCTATAAAATTCAAATCTGATTTATTAGACGAATTAAAAAAAGCAAAACTATATAAAGATAATAAACTTTTTTAATTATGAGTAAAGTATTCTGTCTTTCAGATACACATTTAGGTGCCAGATCGAATTCCACTGAATGGATGGATATAATGGAACAAGCACATTTCGACTTTATTATTCCTACTATTAAAAATCATTTTAAACCTGGGGACATCATCATAAATTGTGGTGATGTATTTGATAATAGAACATCAGTAAATGTTAAATCATTAGATTTAGGTATAAAGATTTATGAACAATTAGGTCAAATATGTCCTGTACACATTATTGCAGGTAACCACGATATTTATTATAAATCAAACACGGATGTTACATCACTAGACATTTTAAAATATATACCCAATGTTCATATTCACAAAACGGTTTCTGTTTTAGAACATGACGGACACAAGTTTTTAATGATGCCTTGGCGGAAAGATATAAAAGAAGAAGCAGAAACATTACAAGAATATCAAAAAGAATACAACTGCGAATATGCATTTATGCATGGTACATTTTCATTAATAAAATACAATAAATATGTTGACATTCATGAAGAAGATGGTGCCAATCCTAAAAGTGCTGATGGATATAAAAGAGTTTATACTGGTCATATCCATTGGTCACAACAAAAAAGAAATATTAATGTGATAGGAACACCTTATCAAATAACTAGGGGGGATTCTAGTAACCCTAAAGGTATATTTTCATTGGATTTAGAAACGGGTGAAGATACTTTTTATGAAAATCACATATCACCCAAGTTTATTCAATTTAAGATTGATAACATAGACAAAGAACAATTGATGGAAATTCACAAATTGAGTAATAACAACTTTGTTGATATTAACATTAAAGAAAAATTATTATCATCTAATTCCTCTAAATTGACCAAAGTATTTCATAAGATAGGTGAACAAGCAAGGGTTTTGAATATTTTTCCAGTTGAACAAGACTATAGTGATGTAGACGAAAGTTTATCATCATTAGACGCAAAAGGCCTTATAAACAAAGAAATTGATAAAAGATTTGAGGGTGAAGATAACAAGAAAGCAAGAAAAATATTTGAAGATTTATTTAAAACGATATAAATTATGCAAGAAGTAATAGAGTTAGTTAATAAGTTTTTCTCAGATAGGGATGAAGTTCAAAAACAATAGAAGAGAATGAAGTTAATTAAGTTAGAATATAGAAACTTTAATTCATACGGTAATAAGGTTACTACAATTGACTTCACTGACAAAGGTAGTATGATTATGCTTATCGGTCAATCTGGACATGGTAAATCTTCTGTAAGAGAAGTTGTGTCTTATTTGATTTATGGTAAAGTACAAGATAAAAAACTAGGAGATTTACCCAATAGAGTTAATAAATCACTTTGGGGTAAAATAACTTTAAGTGCAAAGGGTTCAATTATTACAATTGAAAGAGGTATTAGTCCAAAAGTATTAGAAGTTACAATTGATGGTCAAATTCAAGATGTTGCTGGGAATAGTAATATTCAAGGTATCATTGAAAATGATTATATGAAAATCCCACAATCCACGTTTGATAATGTTATTTCGATTTCGGTTGATAAGTTCAAATCCTTTTTGACAATGAAACCATCTGACAAACGAAAGATATTAGATCAAATTTTCGGTATTTTGTTTTTCAATAAGATTCACGATTCTTTAAAAGATCAAGTAAAGGAATTCAGTTCAGATATAAAAAATTTAGATGGTCAAGTTAGGGTTTTGTTAGAAAACAAAAAGTCAATAGTCGAAAAGATAGAAAAAATAGATAAAGAAAAATCTAAAGACATTACGAACAAATTAGAAGAAGTTGTTTCACAAGTTAATTTATTAAACGAACACTTGATTGAATTAAATGAAAAATCAAAAACGGTTTCAGAAAAATCAAACACAGTATTTGAAAAAATGAATACCTTAAACAAAACTAAAACTGATTATGGATATAAGATCAAAGATTGTAATCACAAATTAGAAATTTATAATAATGATTCTTGTCCAACGTGCGGTTCTGATTTAACTGATGATATTCATAAAAAGTTCCAAGAAAAGGTTAAGGAAGATAAAGAAATGTTTGAATCTAAATTACTTGAAACAGGAACAGCAATTACTAAACTAAAAGAAGTCACCGTAAAAATTGATAATAAAAAAAGAGAACTTAACGATTCTATTTATGACATTAGATTAAATTTAGATAAATTAAAATCTACACAAGAATCTTTGTCAAAACCAAAAGAAGAAAAAAGTGAATTCGATTCGGTTTTACAAAATACTATTAATAAGATAGACAGTATTCTTTTAGACATTGAAAAAAATAAAAAGAACGAATATCTATATACAGAACTCAGTAAAATTTTTGGGGAAGATGGTGTGAAGTTACAAATAATGAAAAACTTCTTACCCAGTTTTAATAAATCTATAAACGAAATAAGCAAAAAATTACATTTTCCATACAAAATAGAAATAGATGAAAAATTTAACAGTAAATTATTATCTATTGGGGAAGAAATAACAGCTAAAACGTTAAGTACTGGAGAAAGAAAAAAAGCAGATTTCGCTGTGTTAATTTCTTTAATTCATATTATGAAAAGAAATTATCCTAATATAAATCTTTTGTTTTTGGATGAAATTCTTGCTAGTATTGATTCGTATGGTGTGTATGAGATGTTAAGTCTAATCCGCACGGTTGTTGATGAATTAGATTTAACGGTATTTATCGTAAATCATTCGGAATTGCCCAAGGAAATGTTTGATTTTATATATTCTGTTAATAAGGTTGCAGGGTTTAGTGAATTGGAGATAAATCCTTGTTAATTAAATAGGATATGGAAAAATATAACAATTATCAAAATAAAGATAATGTTTTGTTTAGAAACATCATTGTGGGTACTTTATCAGCATTGGATGACAGAATATTTTGGGATAACGTAGTTGACAATGAAAAAACTAAGGTAGAAGTACCTGCATATTTTACTATTGCTGGTTCTGAAAGATTTTTAAGTGATATTTTCCTAAATTCTGATGAACTAAAGAACGAAGGTAAAGCAACAGGTTTGTATAATAAATTTCCAAGGGCTGTGATGAACTTAACGGGAATCACCTTACAAGAAGAATATTTAACAAATAAATTCAAAAGGGCTAATTTTATAAAACAAGATTCCGATAATGAGGTTAGAGAATACAATGCTGAATTTATGGAAGCACCTTTTAAAATGGATTTTGAAATAGTTATACACGTTGATTCTATTGTTGATATATTCAAGTGCATAAATAGTATATTCACTAATCTTTATAAAAATGTTTATTATTATGTAGATGTGTTTAGTGTGAAAGTACCTTGTTATTTTGCCATACCACCAGATATAAATAAAGAAAGATTAGTGAATTTTGGGTTATCTGACAAAAAAGAAATTCAAATAACGTTTCCAATAGAAGTGCAAGCAAGTTATCCAATATTTAAAGAAGATACTGAGATTTTTGCGGGTAATCGAATGAATGATGTATTATATAATATGTATATAGTATCTGAAAAAACAGATGAAACCGATTCAATTGGTAGAAACATAACAGTAGAAAAAGATATATGGCCAACAGGTAATAATGAATCGAATTTCTACAACGATTAAATATATAAATAAGAAAAAATAAAAGACAATAAAATGAGAATTAATGTTATAGAAAAATTCGGACTATATGAAAAATTAAGTGATTTATCTAAGGGTCTTAACGAACACGAAGAATCTCAAAATATTTGCAACAAGGCTATTCATGATTTGAAAAGTGAGTTCACTGACAATAAATTTAATTTATATCTTGAACAATTGAAACAATATGATTGGATTACAGAAATAGAAAACTTTATTGAAGATGTTAAAACATTTTTAAATGAAAATAAATATGGTGTGCAACTAGAAAGAGTTATGAACAAATTATCTGGTATAAGTGCATATGCACCAATAGTAGAATCAATCAAAGAAATCGTTGCATTAGATGAGTCTGAAATAAAGTCAAAGATATCTTCTTTGAGTAAATTCAAATTCGAACCTAATATTAAAAAGTTAGTAGAGGGGTATGAACAATTGGAATTCAATGTTCAAAAAACACAAAAAGCTGAAATTACAAGCGCACCAATAACACCTGTTATGCAATTAGAAGAAGGATTTGTATTTGCATCTAAAAGTGGTAATTATGTCGTATCGAATGACATTACTAAAGTTGAAAAATATGATGGTAAATTAACTAATGAATTTACAAAAGCAAAAGCTGCCTTGAACATATTCAAATATAAAGGAGATAATACTTTTGAAGCTAAATTGAACAAAGCCACTATCACTTTGACTACTAGTGATGAGGGAAACAAAATGACAGTGAACGAAAGTGAAATTGAAAATAAAACACAATTGACTAAGTTATTGAAAAATGCTGGTTTGGTAAATTATACCGATACTAACACAAGATCACTAATTGAATTTATGTATGAAAAGGCAAATGAATTTGTAGAAGTTGATTTTGTTAAATCAATAGAAACCATCAACGAAAAACTAGAAGTGTTTAAGATGTCAAACAACGAAGTTTCTGTTGCAAAATATGATAAGAAAACAAGAGGGTTTGTTTTAGAATCTTTGGATCTAGAAGACATTGAAGACCTTTCTGAATCTTTGAAAAAAAGTTATGATTTAGATTTCAATAATGTTTTAGAAGGTTTACATATCAATGTTGAATCTTTAGAATTTAAATCACTAGTAGAAAGTATAGATACATCTAAGGTTATTGATATGACTAAAACAGATGAAATCTATTCTAAAATAGAAGAAGCAAATTCTAAATATAACGAATTGAATGTTGAAAACAGAAAAAATGTTGAAAACGAATTCATTAAATTACAAGAAAAAGAAAGTATATTAAAAGCTGATGAGGTTTTGTTCTTAATAGAAACTAAAAAGGCTTTGATAGATAAATTAGACGAAAGTGAAGAATTATCTAAATCAATAGAAATGTTGAATGATGAGTTAGTAACTTTTGTAACTGAAAAAGTTTAACAATTTAAACAATAATAACAAAAGGGAACAATTCAGTTCCCTTTTTTTTAACCCCTTAAAATTCATGGCAAAATCAAGAAATTACCTTAATAAAAAAGACCTTTTAGAAGAAATTTACAAATCAAGGGCACAAGATAAATTAACAAAAGAGTGTTTAGATATGTTGATGTTACTTGCACAAAGGACAATCAAAAAACTTTACTATAAATGTGAAGATGATAAGCAACACGCATTATCCGAAGCATATTATGACATTTCTAATAATTGGAGAAAATTCAATCCAGATTTTGCTCGTTTCCATGGATATGCAAATTTAGAACCGGGGGATGAAATTAGAGTTTATCCAGAAAAGGGTTCCGATAGGACTGCATTTGCTGTTGTTGTTGAAAATTACCCAATAGAGGATTTAATTACAAAAACAGAAAATGAATTGAAATCAATAGGTATGAAATTAGTTAATACTGTATATGATGAAAAAGAAAAGGTGTTATTTGTAAATAGAAAACCTACAAAAGAAGAGATTTTGGAAAATGATTTACCAAAGGATTCTATATTAACATATTCTATAGATGCTTCTGAATTTAATAGAATTAAATTAGAATATATCATAAAGAAAAACCAAACTGATATTGATATTTTTGATAAAGAAGATATAATCATAAAAGACCCAAACCCATTTTCATTTTTTACATCAACTTCTATAAATGGTTTTGCCAAAGGGTGGAAAAAACTTTATCCCAACAAATCAAAGGGTATTTTACTCAGCATTGATTCAGGATTTAGTACAGATGGTGATGGTATGCATTCAATATAATTTTCTAATACATAGTAACCCTATCAAATTTTGATAGGGTTTTTTGCTATTAAATACCTATATGAGCATAAAGAACTTAAAACCAACAAAAAATGCTAGAACTAAACAGGGGTATTTTTCTATTTCTGAATCTGTTAAATATGTAGGTGCTGTAAAAAAAGTAATTTATAGATCATCATGGGAATATAGATTTTGTACTTTTTGTGAAAGAAGTCCAACAGTAAAACAATGGGCATCTGAATCTGTTTGTATAAAATATCATTGTCCTATAGAAAACCGAATTAAAAACTACTATCCGGATTTTTTAGTTAAATTAACCAACGGTCAAACTTGGTTAGTAGAAGTAAAACCAGAACAAGAATACAAAAACCCACCACATAAACCAAAAAGAAAAACTAAAAAGTCTTTGTCAAATTATGAATATTTGATGAAAAATTATTTAGTAAATAATTCAAAGTTCAAATCGGCAATTGCATTTTGTAATTCCAAAGGGTGGACTTTTTTCGTTGCTGATGAAAAATGGTTTAGACAAAAAAGATGATTCTCAAAGAAATTCAAGAAATCAAAAGAAAAAAGGGATTGCAGATAGCAGAAGATGAAGCATATTCTTGGTTTAAAAAGGCAAAAAAGAATCCTATGGACCCAACTGTGGTTTTTTGTGAAAATCAACTAATGCAAGTTGGTAAACTAAATCAATTTAGTTATAACCCAAAATTAAAAGATACTTTAGATTACTATGATAAGAGACCACTAGTTTTAAGTTTAGGTGTTATTCACAGAAAAAAAAGAAGATATGAACTTGGATTAAATTTAAATTTTATCCCCGCACCATATAAATGGTTCATATTGGACAAAATACAATCTACATACAGTGGTTTCTTTTTAAGACAAAGAGATGGTAGATCACCCAATAATGCATTAAAACAACCACAAATAATGTATAGGTATCAAGTAGTAAAAGCACTATTGGCTCAACATGGATTTGAATTTGCAATTAGAACATATATACCAAGTCGAAAATCTAGAGTTTATTGTATAAACTATAACAATTGGGTTGATGCTGCATTTTTATCTATTGAAAAGTTCGAAGGTATAACATATAACGAAATGATACAGGAATTTAGAAAATCTAGACTTTCTAGGTAATTAAATATATTAAACTAATGGGGTCGTTTACATACCATCCACTAAAGATGAATGGGTTTACACTACCTTTTATAAATCAATAAAGAAAACAATTATGGCATCTATATTTAATAGAACGGGAGTTAATAGTAACAATTCCGATGTTAATAACAAATCATTTAGAAACACAGCACTTAGAAAATTATCAGGTAGGGGATATGATTTCAAAGATTCAGTTATTACAAATTCCGAAGCCATAGGTAGTATCGAAAACAAAATAGGATGGGAAGAAAACAATAATTTATTGAGGTATGGATATGATTCTAATAATATGGATCAGTTATATGATTTTTCGTATTCTGATGTATATTCTAAAAAGAATATACCATTCTTTGACCAAAACTACCCATCAAAAATAAAACAATTAAGGACATATGCACTACAAGATGAAATAGAAATGATCCTTGACACACTTACGGACGAAATAGTGGTTTATAATACCGATAGATATTTTGCTAATATAGAATGGGAAAGTGACCCGAACATGAAAGAAGAGTTTTCTGCTATTATCAAAGATAGTTTAAATGAAAACTTTAAGAAGATATATAATCTATTTGGTTTTAAGAACGAAAATTCAGCATGGGATTTTGTCAAAAAATTTTTAGTTGATGGGTATTTATCTTACGAAATTATATGGGACAGCAAAAAAATAAATATAATAGGATTTAAAGAATTAGATCCAATATCACTAACTCCAAAAATATATGAAGACGGTACTAGAGGATGGGTACAATATCCATTAGATCAAGTCAAAAAAAGAGAGTTATCGGATGCACAAGTTATATTTCTAGCTTTTTCCGCAATTAATGGAGAAAATAGAGTTTCTTATACCGAAAGACTAATACGATCTTTTAACATATTAAGAATAATGGAACAAACTAGAATTATTTGGGCTGTTGTTAATAGTTCATATAAAACAAAATTTGTTATACCCGTTGGTGGTAAATCAAAAACTATGGCAAAACAAACCCTTGGTTCTTTGATGCAGTCATACAGAGAAAATGTCAATTTCGATAACGAATCGGGAGAGTTAAAGATAAATGGTAAATCTATGATGCCATTTTCAAAAGAATATTGGATACCTGAAGGTGACCAAGGAACACCAACAATAGAAAATATCGGAAACGACGGTCCAGATATGTCAGATACTGAATCTTTAAAGTATTTTGTTGATAAATTAATACAAGTATCCAAGATTCCAAGAAATAGATTTGTTAAAGAAGAAAGTCCAACTTGGGAATCATCTCCGGAAGGCTATACAAGAGAAGAAATATATTTTGGTCGATTTATAGATAGATTAAGGGGTAAAATACAAGAAGTTGTATTGAAACCAACCATTTTACAAACAAAGAGAGACATTAAAGAATTGGCGGAAGATCCAATGTTTGATTCAAAGGTAAATTTATCTTGGGTCAAATATGATGTATTTGAAAAATTAAAAGAAACTGAATTACTACAAAGAGAATTAGATTTAATTAGTTCGGCTAAAGATTCTCTAATTGATTATGATGCAGATGGTAGTGAAATTAGATTCTTTAGTTCTGAGTTTTTGGTTAGGAAATATCTAACATCACTAACAGAAAGTGATTTAAAACTCAATAGAAAATTGAAAGAACAAGAAGACAAAAATATAGAAAATTCATTAGACACTGATGACGAAACTGACTTTTAGATAAGTGGTGATTATAAAAAGATTAAATAATATAAATTGTAGAAAAATTAATTCGTAAAATGAAAGATTTATTATTAATAGAAAAATCCAAATTTTCTGTGAAATCAACAAGTGATTCGGATAAATACACCCTAGAAGGTGTATTTACAGAATTTGATTCAGAAAACCGAAATGGTAGGGTATACACAAAAAAAGAATTTCAACCACACTTTGATGCACTGAAAAGGGTAGTAGAAGATGGTACTTGTGTTGGGGAACTAGATCACCCAAAACAATTCGAAACTACACTCAGAAACGTTTCTCACAAAATAGAAGATATTTGGATGGACGAACAAAACAACCGTGTTATGGGTAGAATAAAACTTTTAGATACGGATGCTGGTAAGCAAGCAAAAGCACTAATAGATGCTGGAATACCTTTACACATTTCATCAAGAGCCGCTGGTACAGTAACAGAAAACAAAAGTGTTAAAATCCACAAACTATTTACATATGACTTAGTTGACACACCGGGTTTTGAAAATGCTCGTTTGAAAAGTAGTGTTAATGAATCGTTTGGATTCTTAAATGAAAGCACCGAACTTGATAGATTTAGTGATTTTGCTATATATGAAGTTCAAAAACAAATTAAGCAAGATATGAACGAATTAAATAATAAAAATAAAGAAATTGAAAAAATGGATTATATCAAGGAAAGTGAATTCAACGCATATACCGATTTCACCAAAGAAGCAATCGAAAGTGTTAAAACGGAAATCAAAGAACTACAAGAAGTGCAAGAAAGTATCATCGAACAAAATGATAGTATTGTTGATGAATATAGTAATGCTGATTTCAAAGGAAGGTTAGATACTGTTGATGAAAAATTGACTAGTATTGAAAATAAAATTAAAACACTAGAAGAAAGTAAAGATTCTGGTAAAGAATTAACTTCTAGTGACGAAACCGTAGAATATCACGTTGGTGATAAATTCGAAGGGAAAGTGATTAGAGCGGTTGAAAAAACTGATGATGGTAAAACAACATTATATTTCGAAAGTGATGATGATGCAATGATTCTAGAAAACAAAATAGAAGAATCATCTTTGGCAAAACCAGACACTTTACAAGTTGGACAACAATATAAAGACAAAGGAACAATCACATCTATTGAAGTTCAAGATGATGGTGGTACTAAAGTATATATAGATTCTATGGATGAACCTATTATTTTACCATCACCATCAAAGGTTGATAATATCATAGATGATAAAACTTTACAAGAAAAGTTAGATAACATGGAAACGAAATATGCAGATTTAGAAGCAAAATTCGAAGCTATGATTAAATGGTCTAATCACACAACAGATACAGTTAGTGCATTAGAAAAGTGGTCAGATCACGCTACTGATACTATTTCAGTGGTTGAAAATTGGTCAGATCATGTTACTGAAACCGTAACAGGTATAGAAAATTGGTCAGATCATGTTACTGAAACCGTAACAGGTATAGAAAATTGGTCAGATCATGTTACTGAAACCGTAAGTATGTTAGAATCGGTTGACAATAAAAAAGAAAACGATACCACTAAAATCAACGAAAATAAAATCAACGATTTTAAAGCGAGTATATATAATAAACTAGAGAGTATTTTAGAAGATAAGGAGCAAAAGTCTGATAACAACGAATCTCTAAATGAGTCTAAACAAAAATCAGCAGAAAAAAGTGAAGCACCTTTGTGGATGCAAATGATTCCTGCAAAATACAAGGAAACTTGGGAAAGTTTAGACGAAGTTGAACAAATAAGAATCACTAATCGAGCGAATCTTTTTGAGTTCAAAACACAATCTGCAATCAAAGAATTTTGGAACAATGAATTGACAAAAGAAAATTTGATTAAAGAGGAAAAATCACAACCGGAATTGAGTGTTGAAGAAAAACAAGCACATCTCAACGAAAAAAGAATGAAAGCTGTTAACGGATATAAGAACCTTTTCGGGTAAGATTAAATAAAGAAAAATAAGTTGTTAAAATGAACAAAAATCAATTATTAGAAAACTGGTCACCAGTAATCGAACAAACAATTGGCACAAACGTAGACGCTTCTAAAAAACATTTAGTAGCGACCGTGTGTCAGTTACAAGAAAACTACGAAGCTAGATTGGCTTCTGGTGGTTTAAATGAAAATAACGCATATGCAACATTAGGTTCTGTGAACGGCATGGGTGGTGTGCAATTACCATCTACAACTGGAAACGGTTGGTCAACTGGTGCTGATGGATCGGGTGATGTACCTTATTCACTATTACCATTGGCTATTCAAGTAGCGGCACAAACAATTGGTTTGGAATTAGTTCCAACTATTCCAATGAATGCACCAGTAGGTATGTTGTCTTATATGGATTTCGTATACGCGGGTGGTAAAAATGGTTATGCACCACTAAACGATATTTATGCAGCCGGTACTGATGGAAAGTCTCCAAACTCTCCTATTTACATCAAAGCTGAATTAGATGCGTATACATTAGCTACTAAAGGAGCAACTGCTTCTATCGGTGGTGAAGCTGTTACTATACTTGGACAATCTAGAATAGATGGTTATTCAATCATTAAATTACCTAGAGAACTTTCAGGTTCTAACACGATGGCATCTTTGATTCCATCTACAACTACGGGTGCTGCACCAGTAACTATTACTTTTGCTGGTGGTACAGCAGGTATCATATCTAAAGCTGAACTAGTAAAAGCATTGGAAGATCACGTTATTGATTTTTCAACAAACCAAGGAGCTGATACATTCAACCAAGTAGATAAAATGTCAAGACTACAAGGAGAAACTACTCCAGCTAACGTAGGAAACTTGCAATTATTTTCTAAAGCTGTTGAAGCTAAGACTGTTCAAGCTGCGGCTGCGGTAACAAGAGAACAGTTGATGGACTTGAAACAATTTGGTATAGATGCAGTTGCACAAGCAAACCAATTCTTAGCAAATGAAATGACGCAAGTTATCAACAAAGACGTCTTGGGTGAAATATTTGCACTAGGTTTGACTAACCATAAGAATATCGAAGCTGTAAGTGGAAGAAATTATCACTTGATCTTAGATAGTACTGCAACTACTTACACAGTAGGTACTACACCAGCAACAACTGGTAACTTCTGGGAATATTTCGGTGCCGGTACTGTTATTAATGGTATTGATGCAGCTAACTTAGGTGCTGAAAACTTAGGAACAAGACAAAGACGATTAATGTCTAGAATGCTTATGACCTCAAACATTATCTCAGTAAGAGGTAGAAGAGGACCAGCCACATTTGCAGTTTGTTCTGCGGGTACGGCTAGTGGATTCCAAGATTGTGCAGGATTCGTTCCTTACCCAATCGCAAACACCATCAATCAAGTACCGGGTGCTTTATACCCACTAGGAACTTTAGTTGGAATTGCAATCTACGTTGACCCTAACATGTCATTCGAAGATGGTAGAATCGCAGTAGGTAGAAAAGGTGATGGTAACACACCTGGTCTAGTATTCATGCCTTACGTTATGGCTGATACTGTTGAAACAATTGCAGAAGGTACTATGGCACCTAAACTTCAAATGAAGTCTAGATATGCACTAGTTCACGCTGGACACCACCCAGAAACAATGTATCTTACATTGGGTGTTGATAATATTGTTGACCAAGTTTGGGCTTAATTTCAAATTATCAATAAACAAAAAAGGGAATCATTTATGGTTCCCTTTTTTATTATTAAATATTAAAAAAAACATCTATGTCATGTCCGATGAAAATATACTAAACGAAGAAGATTTAAGATTTTTAAAAGCTTATTTAGACACCGAAGAAAAAATTAAACAATTTTTAATAACTTATATGTATATATTATCCCCTGGTATGGCCGATGGTATCACAGAATCACAAATCATCGAAAGAACAATACTAGAAAGTGATTTAATTAATGAAAATTTAATAGGAGACGTTTTTACATTTATAAAGGGTAAAAATGCAATAAGTAAATATTATAAGGGATTAGATTCTGCCGCAAAAAACTATATATCAGCAGCTAAACAAATAGATAATTTAGATAGAGATAAAAGAGGTGATAAGAGAAAATCAGAATTGGATAAATACGAATCTACCGTTAAAAAATTAGAAGATGTAAAGAAAAACATTGATAAATTAAAAAAGGATTCTAAAATACTATCAAAATATGATTCTTATTCAAATAACAAATATAAAATAAAATTATTTCTAACTGGTAGAAAAGCTGGTGTTTCCTTATCTAAATTAAAAGGATATGAGGATGATATAGATGCAATTAAACAAAATCAAACCACACTAAAACAAGATATTGAACAAGCTGAAAAGGAAGCAAAAGAGGCAGAAGAAAATCAAAAACCTAAAGAAACGCCCGACACAAATTCACCTGACGATACCGAAAAAACTATAGATACAAAAAAGGAAAATATACAAAAAGAGTTAGATAAACTAAAAGAAAAGAAAAACAAAATAAAGAAAAACACCATTATTTTAAAAAACAAACTTAAAAATGGTGAATCATTAACAGATGAAGATAGAAGTAAACAAATTGATTATGCAAATAGTATTTCAAAAATAGAAGATCAAATTGTAAAATTAGAAAAAAATTTAAAAGAAAATTCAACACTATCGTTGTCTTTTTTCATGGATTTACACACACTTAACGAAGATATTACATGCTTAGAAAATTCAATAGGAGAAAATCTATAAGAAAAAATTTTAACACAGATATAATCTATAAGGGTTTACTTTTAGATAAGGCAAATCAACAAGAAAAAAAAGTACTTACAACTAGTAAAATTGCACAAAAGTGGTTTGATGATGATTTGTTTTGTAACATACTAATCCAAAAGGATAAGTTTTTTATGAATAAGTTAACGGGTCACCAAACAAAAAGATTATTTCCTTTTTATCCTAGTTTTATACCACTAATAGATTCGAAAACAATTCTATCTAAAGAAGAATATTATTGGACAGCAAATACTATTGAATATCCTTGTATACGATGTAACAATCCAACCATTTCGTTTTTGGGGGATTTTAAATTAAAAAATGTTTTGTGTGGTAATTGCATAGAGGACCACTATATTAATAAAATGGGACGTTTCGATAAACACATGCACAATCACGAATATTCTAAATATCAACAAAATTTTTATATTATCAACAAAGAACATCAAAGTATGATATTCAATAAACTCATTAAAAGAGAAAGATCACTATATATCAACGATAAGACAATTTTGAAATCTGTAAAAAGAGTATACACAAACAAATTGAATCACATAGAAAAAATATTTAATTCTTTACTAGGTTAAATTTTATCAAATAAGGTAAAATTATACCCAACGGATTCAATGCTATGCTCGTTTTTATTTCTATTACATTATTTTCTTCATCATATACAAAGGGTGTTTCACTATAGAACGAACCGTTATATTTAACCTTTCCATTTTTTGATATTGTATAATGTTCGATTATAGAACAATTACACATTTCTATATAAACATGTAACTTTTTTCTTTTATCCAGTATTCGTTTTCTGACAACAGAAATATTATTCTTTAAAAATGTTATAGTTGATTTTATTTCCAGATATTTCTTTTTCAATTGTAACACACTACGTGTTGCAATTTCATCTATTTCAGCTAGTTCTAGTGAAGTTCCGGGTAATTCATAAATATAATTAAACAATTTTTCACTTTTCTTATCTTTATTAATAATTTCATAACTAGCAATAAAAGATTCTAAGTCTCTATATCTTTTTTCCAATGTTTCAAACTCTTGAAACAAAAACCCTTTATCAATGTTTTGCTCAACTCTTTGTAAATATGCCATTAGTTTCCAATGTTTGTGTTCGACATCTATAGGTTCTTCTACAAACCACGTGTTAGGGAATTCGTTTGGAACATAGTTCTTATCTTCGATTATAATTTTATCGGTTCCTATAAAATATTCTGTATTCATATTGTCTTTAATTAGTATAAAACATTGTTACTAATTTATTTAATATGAGTTTAAAAAACAACATTTGGGTCGAAAAATATAGACCACAAACATTAGAAGAATTAATTATACCCGAACGTGTTTATAATAAATTCAAAGGTGGTAAATTGAACAACCATGTTTTGTTATATGGTAGTCCCGGATTGGGTAAAACTAGTTTAGGTAAAATCATAGCAAAAGATATGGTGAGTTTAGAAATAAATTGTTCACTTGATACTAGTGTAGACAATGTAAGGAATAAAATAACAGATTTTTGTTCTAATATTTCTATTTTAAATGGTAAGAGAGGTCAAAAAGTAGTTTTGTTAGATGAGTTTGATGGTGTTTCTGAACAATATCTAAAAGCTATGAGGGGTGTGATAGAAAAATTTGCATCGACAACCAGATTTATAGCAACTTGTAATTATATTCAAAAGATACCTGATAACGTACAATCAAGATTTGATTGTATAAATTTCGATTTTCCGAAAGAGGAAGAAAGAGATTTAATGAAAAAATACTTGATTAGGTTTAACACAATATGCAAAGCTGAAGGAATTACAATTGAGCCCAAGGTCATGGGTAAAATTATAAAAAAACACTTTCCAGATCTTAGAAGTACTATAACATTTTTACAAGGAATGTACGAAGAAGGTAAATCTGAAATCAAAGAAGAAGATTTATCGACATTCACGGGTGAAAATAAAGAATTGTTTGATAAGTTGTCGAATGCTAACGAAAAGTTTATCGACATTTATGTTTACGCATTTAAAAATCATGTCAATAATGAAGACAATGTGTTTAATTCATTGGGTAAAGAATTTATAGATTACCTAATGAAAAAAGAAATAGATTCTAATAAAATAGGTAATGTTATTGTCGATGTTGCTGATTATACATATAAATCTAATTTCGTTATAGATAAGTTCGTAACACTTTCTGCTTGTTTACAAAAAATTAAAAAAACACTAAATGAATAAATTTACACTAATAGTCGATGGTAACTATTTATTATATTCTACTTTGAGTGTGATTCAGCTATTTTCGCCCAAAAACACTATGTTTTTGAAAGACAATGATGAAGAAATCATAAGAAAAGATACAAACGTGTTGTTAGAAAAACTCACACAAGTATATTCTAAAGACATTAGAAGTATTAGTCCCATATTAGAAAATGTTGTGATTACTGTTGATGATTCCAATTCTTGGCGAAAAGATTTACACTTAACGAAAAATTATAAGGGTATAAAAAAACATTTACACTATAAGGGTAACCGACACAAGGACGAAAGTTTAAATTGGAATATTATTTTCGAAGTATTCAATTCATTTTTAAAAGGTGTTGCCCTATCATCTAATGTTCACTTTAAATCTATTCCCGGATGTGAAGCTGATGATTTAATATTTGGGTATGCAAATTATTTAAGTGCGATGGGTAAAAGTTCTATAATTTATTCTGGTGATGGTGACTTAAAACAATGTGTGGGATTTAATAAAAGTAAAAATGCGTTTATAGTTCAATATCAAAAACAAATTAAGAAAATGTGGATTGATAGAGAAACCGCTTTATACTTAAAAGAAAACCAAAAATCATACTTAGTTGATTGCATTCGTTCCGTCGTTGCTAATACATCATCTAAACTTAGTGTTGTGAACCCATTTGAGGTCGTTCTGGGCAAAGTTTTAGGTGGTGATGTATCAGACAACATTTTTCCAATTATCGTTGAATCTAGACAATATAAACCAACCGCAAAAAAAGCAGGTGAATGGTTCGAAACTGGTGTGACTAATACAATTATTAATAATATACAAAAAGAAATTGAATTTTCAAAATATAACGTAGAAGATTTATTTCGCTCGGATTTCAAAAAAAAGTTAGCAAGTTCTACATTGCGAAATTTCAAAACACAAAATCGCTATTCGGTTGATGATATTGAAAACAACGTAGATGTTAATACAACATTAGTATTATTACATAAAGATACTATACCTAGTTATTTGTATTCTGAAATAATAGATTGGTGCGAAAAGGTTTTTGAAAAAAAGAATTGTGATTTAAAAACCCAATTTGATTATAAGAAATTATTACAATCTATATCACTATATGATAAAAAGTTACATGACAATTCATCAAGTGCAAGTATTTTTAAAGAATTAGGTATATGATAATTAAAACACCATTCGATATAATGAATCATTTGGGTAAATCATCATATAATGAAATATCCAACATAGATAAAAAAAGACATTCTTTTATTATTAATAGAATGATGTCCAGGACATTACCCGATGTTGCTATTGACATGTCTCACATGAAAATGATACCAGAAACAGTTGTTGATTTTTGGCATTGTGCTTTTATGGATATGTCAAGAACACCAAGGGGTATGAAAATATTATCACACATACGATCTGCTTTTAGAATTAGTATGGCTGGTGCAAAGAAAAAAGTTTCTAAAAAAATAGATTCAGATTTATCAAAAAAATACATGCAAATTAGTAAAATAGGACAAAAAGAATTTGGTGTTTTGTCACATTATTACGAAAAGGAATTGATTAAATATCTAAAGAAACTATCTTATATGATAGAAACTACTAAATAAATATGAACATTAAAGAAAAATTTTGGGTGGGAACTTTCATATCACTATGGGTTCTCGTAAGTACTGTGAGTACATTTCACAGTGTGGAATTCTTTGGATTATCAAATAATTTATTTCTTTCTTGGTGTATAGCAATCGGTTTTGAAATTGGTGCAATGGCATCACTAGGGGGGTTGTTAATTGACAAGGGAAATAAAACAATCGTTTGGATGTTGTTCATTATACTAACAGCTTTTCAAATTCATGGTAATATGTATTGGGCATGGTCACATGCTGGTGATATATCTGAATGGTCTAAGTTATTCGATTTAGTTGAAGAAGACCCAAATTTTACAAAAAGAGTATTTGCATTTATAAGTGGTGGGATATTACCCCTAATTTCATTGGGGTTTATTAAATCATTAATGGATTATATGAAACCTAAAGATGAGGTTGTAAAAGACAAAAATGATACACAAGAAGAAAAAACGGTTGAAAATACGATAGAAGATATCGAAGAAAATAAAAACGAATTACAAGAAGATGATTCTTTAGTTAACTTAGAAACCGAAATTGATATTCCCGAAAACACCCCAGTTGAAAATGATAATTTTGAAAAGTGGTCAACAAGTGAATCAGAAGACCTGATGCCCGATGAACTTTTCGAATTAGGTAAACAAGAACCTGAACCTATTGACTATAATCCATTACCACGTGTGTTAAATAAGGAGATAGACCCTACTAAGTTAGGTGACATTATTGATAATGCAGAAAATACTGTAAATTCAATAGGTGAAAAATAATTAACTATAAATGTCAAGTACTACTAAATGTGTAATAAGAATAGATGAAAATGGCCCAAGAGTAGAATCTAATGGTAATGTAATCGCAAGTGATTTAAAATTAACACTAAAGGATTACACACCAGATGTTACAAATTGGACCACTTGGAATGGTACATTAAATATGGGTGATGAAATCAATATCACAACACCTTATAGTTTTATTGCTGTTCGTGCAAGAAATTTAGGTACTAGTATTGGCAGTACTATAAATACATCAAACGGATCTATTGATTTAACCAGTGCATGTTTACCAGCAAACAACTCACTAGCTAGTAATTGTGGGTGTAATTCAACAGGTGATTCCACCAGTGATGTCCTACTAGATTTTGAAATGAGTCAATACACAACATACGAACTAGATAATAAAACCATATATTCAGATAATGCATATGTTTTTGATTGTTCACATGGTACAACAGCTTCTGGTGTAACAGGGTGGACAGGATGTGTGTGTTCAGATACTATAGATTGTGGTGCAACAGGTGCAACGGGTGCAACAGGTTCTGTTGGAATAACTGGTGCTATAGGTGGTACTTGTATCATAGGGGCAACGTCTTCGGCAAAAGGTGTATACGATTATGTTTTTACTGGAATCCTTAAAGATAACAATATAGTAATCAAATCTAGTGATGCCGAATCCGATTATAAGTGTAAGTTAGATTATTATGCTTATGGTAAAGTAGACAATGAATACATTTTGTTTATTTTTGATGATACACATGGTAAGTGGGTAATAGTCAAATTAGATCAAAAAATAAGTGATATAGTAGAAAATAAAATCTCTTTTAATATCATTGAATTAATAGAGTGGTCTGAAAGTAATTACACTTATAAAAATAGTAATATAACAATGCCTAGTAGTATAGGTTATACTGGCACTAATACTTATGTTGGTTCTATTTCAGAACTAGACAGTAATATGCCAGTTATATTCAAGTTGAATAGTTTATTTATAATGGAATCAAAAACCTTTACTGGTAAAATATCCACTAAGGTAAATAACCTAGATGTCAACATAATGTTAGCAGTTTAATTTAAATATATATAAAAATGGAAAACAAACAAAACCAAAAACACAAAGTTACTAATATAAACGAAGCGGTTTCGATATTAAGACAAGCTGCCGAACTTGGTAGACAACGAGGTATATTCGAATGGGGAGATTTAGATTTAATCAAACAATCTATGGATCTTTTAGATGAAGCCGCTGAAAATGCACAAAAAAATCAATCTACACCCAAAGTAGATAACGAAACAAACGAAGTTGTATTAGAACCCACTAAACAACAATAGATGAATTCTAAAATAGTATTAACTATGATAGTAAAGAATGAGGAGCACGTTATAGAACGCGCCCTCAATTCTTGTTATAATATGATAGATTCCTATTGTATAGTAGACACAGGTTCTACCGATAACACTAAAGAAGTTATTAAAAATTTCTTTGATTCTAAAGGGATAAACGGTAAAATTGTTGATTTTGAATTCACTAATTTTGAGGATTGTAGAAACAAAAGTATAGAACACGCAAAGAATTTGGGCGACTATGGGTTTTGGATAGACGCAGATGAACAATTAGTTTTAGATAAAACTTTTACTAAAGAATCGTTCAAATTATTTACAAAGAAATACAATTTCCCGGATCAACTTGCGGTAATGTGTCACTATGGTAATGTAAAATACCATAGATCACAATTTTACAAATTCGATACAAACTGGTATTGGTATGGTCCAGTACACGAGGTTTTAAAATGTGACAAAAAAACAACTTCCATAGAGTTTCCTTTTGGACATGTTCAAATATCATCAGATGGTAATTCTTGGAAAACAGATGATTTATCAAAAAAATATCAAGACCATGCTGAAATACTATTAAAGTATCAAGAAGATAACGATTGGGAAGACCCAAGATGGACATTTTATTTGGCACAGTCATATAAAGATGCTGCAAATATCAGACTTTCAAACGACCCATCCGACGAATTGGGCATAACACTAGCAAAAAAAGGAATACAATATTTTACCGAAAGAACAAAAACGAATACTGGGTTTTATCAAGAAATTTATTATTCACAATTGATGATTGCCAGACTAAATTATCACATATCTAGCGACGAGGTGATTATGAAACATTTGATGAAATGTGAAGAAATGAATTTAGATAATAGGGTTGAACACATTTTTAATTTGTGTTCGTTTTTACAAACATCTAATTTACACAAAAATGCTTTGTTTTATTTGAAACAAGGGTTGAAATATTTAAAAGATGGGTGTAAAAGTACACTATTTGTAGAATCTTTTGTGTATGAATGGGCACTGTATGACATGTATGCAATTTCCTTGTTTTATACTAATAAAATAGAAGAATCGTTAAAATATTTCAAATATGCACTTAAAAAAGCCGAAAATGGAAACGCATCAAATATTGACATTGAAAGAGTTAGAAATAATGTTAAATCCGCTGAGAATGCGATTAGGCAATACAATAGTAAAACTAAATAAAGAATATGAATCCAATAAGGAAATAATATTTACTTTTGGTGATAACAAACTTCTTTTATACAAAACACCATATAGTCCTATATATTACAAAAATGGTAATATAGATGATTTGTGTGTAAAAATTAACGATTTCAGAAAGGTGTTAAATAAACTAACATTTAGTGAAAATAGTATATATATGACATTTCATAATGGAAACTAAAAAAATCACATATTTCGATACTACAAAAAAATTACTACAAAATTTAGAAAATTGTACTAACAAGGATATTGATGTTTCATTTATAAAAGATGCACTAAAAACAATTATAAATATAATGCAAACACAAAACTCATTTATCGAATACTTAGTTGAATTAGACGATAACATGGAATTAGTTTCTGACGATTCCCAAATAATAAAAGGTATGATTTGTTTTATAAGAGGTCGAAAGAAATTTGGTAAAATAGTAGACATAGATGAAGAATCTGGAATATATACACTTAAAGTTTTGGATACTGACGAAAAACTAAGAGTGACTAAAAAACACTTTAATATTTAGATTAAATAAAACACACAAAATTTATAATATGGATAACAACAACAAAGATTTGTCACCACAAGAAAAAGCATTACGTGGAATAGACAACGAACCCAATACAACATCAGAAGAAAAAAAAGGTCTTAGTGACTTAGAAAATGCAATCAATACTGACCCCGAAGAAAAGGTAAAATCTTTAGGTAAAGTAGAAAGATACGATTATGCAAAAGACTCTACCGAACAAACAGAATTAAAACATGGATTCTTTTCTGTTGATGTTTCTGAATTCCCTTCTAAAGGTAGGTTCTACGCAAGAGGAACTAAAGTAAGAATAAAAGCAGCAACAGTTAAAGACATTAGAACATTTTCAGCATTGGACGAAGATAATCCTTATGAAGTAGATGATGCATTAGTAGAATTATTAAGTAATTGTGTAAAAGTATCATTCCCAGATAAAGTAGGTTCTTGGAAAGATATACTAGAAGAAGATAGAGTAAGTCTTATATTGAGCATAAGAGAACTTACCTTTGCTGAGGGTGAAAATAAAATAGCATTTAAAGTTAAATGTGAATCGTGTGGAACCGAAAACGATATGGAAATTATAAATCAAAATTTTCAAAAAAGAGAACTAAACGAAAAAATAGCAAAGTATTATTCAGAAGATGATAAACAATTTAACATCAAAACAAAAACATATGGTACTATAAACATAAAACCACCGACTATTGGTATTATGAGAGTAGTAAACAAATACATACGAAGTTTACAAGAAAATAAAGAAAATATAAAGGAATACTTACCATTCTTAAAAACAGTACCATATATGATTGAAGAATGGAGAGGGTTATCTGTTGAAAATATGAGCAATTACCGAATGGAATTTCTTAGGTGGAATACTGACAAATTCTTAACATATAGTAAACTAGTAGAATTGGCACAAATATCCGTTAAAGAAAAATTAATGAAACCTTGTACAAAATGTGGAGATCCAATAGAAGCAGATGTTGAACTTCCTACAGGAATAAAAGGATTATTCATTGAAGATGGTATATTAGATGATGAGTTGATGTAACATCTAATAATAACACAAAGGACAACCAAAAACTGGTTGTCCTTTTTTTTGATTAAATAAAAAAACTAAATAATATATATATATATATATGAAAGCATTAAACGAATTTTTGAACGAATCACAAAAACCAGAAAAATATTGGGACAATATTTTTAAAAAGGCAATAAACAAATTTTCTTATTGGGAAAAATCAGACGAAAAGGCTGACATCGTAAATAGCATTAGACAAGCATATAATGAATTAGAACTTGATGTTCTTAAAGGTGAAAAGGGTTATGTTGAAATGATTGACAACAAAAAATATTGGGACCAACCAAAAGAATATACTAAATTTGCAACAGACATTTGGAATAAACTCAAAGGTAATATATGGGCAAAACAAAACGCACTTGAAGATTACTTAGATTGGTTAAAATGAACTAACATTGCTACTAAATATGAAGACTATCCACAAAGATAGTCTTTTTTGTTTCAGATTAAATATAATACTAATACTAGTATATAAATGGCAACACCAATAGTAAGACTAAGATTGAAAGATATACTGAAATCCTTTCAAATAGATTTAAGAAATTTTTATAAAAATAGGGTATATGTTCAACATCATTTACACATACAACCATCTGAAATAGATACATTGTGTTACTATGAATATCAATGGATGGTAAAAGACCTTGTTGATATGTTAAAAGAACAAAATGGCGATAAAACGGGTAGTCAAGATAGTGCAAATGAACAAATGGAAAAAATGAAATCCAACGCAAGTAAATATACTAAATCATATAGCGGTAATAATTTACCAAAGTTAGGAAACTTTAAAATGCCCAATATGAAGTTTTAAAATAGTTAATTTAAATGGGTGAAAACTTAGTTGCAGGCATACTAAAAAATATAGAAAGATTGGCAAATGTTAATATCCAACAAAACGTTGCTATTCTTACTAGTATAAAGAAAACCAATCTTATCTTATCAAGAGAAATAGGTAAAGAGCTACAAAAACAGACAAAATTATTACAATCAATTGCATAAGCGCTCACTAAAGGTACTTTTGCAAAAATAACACTTTTTGAAAAGGGTGATAAAAGTATATCTTCACTTTTTCAAAAAGGCGGTGCAAAAAACATATATTCACTTGCATCTTCAATAGATAAATTAACGGGTTCGCTAACAAAATTTAAGGATACTATTAATGAAATAGACGAAAAGAAATTTAAACTTTTTGCATCTCTTTTAGATATGGGGAAAAAGATTTTAATGTTTGCCACTATGACAGCATTGGCAGCACCACTTTTGGCTATTGGTTTGATTATAACAATTCCTTTATTATATATGTGGGTCAAATTTTTCAATTGGGTAGGTAACACATCAAAAGAAATAAACAAAGGTGCTAAAATGTTATTGTATATGGCACTAGCAACTGGTATTGTAACACTAACTGTTATAATGTCAGCATACGCATTAGGTGATCCTGCAAAAACCTTTATGGCATTCTTATTAGTTGCTGGTTCAATGTTAATTTTATCTGGTGCATATTATCTAATGTCACTGGTTAGTAAACCACTATCGACAGGTATAAAAACAATGCTATTCATGGCACTCACTACCGCAATCTTGGTTGCTATTATTATTGGTGCATCTTATTTGTTAGGTAGTCCGGGAAAAACTTTTGCGGCATTTTTATTAATGGCGGGTTCTTTGTTAGTTCTATCAGGTGCTTTTTTTATTATTGGAATGTTTAAGGGTAATGTGATTTCAGGTTCAATTGCACTATTAATAGGTTCAGTAGCACTAATAGCTATTGGTTTTGCAATCAAAATTTTTATGGACATAAACCCCACTTGGGGAACACTGTTATTAGTAGATGCTGCAATAATTGGTTTGGCAGTTGCTATGTCTTTTGCGGGTGGTAGTTTTGCATTAATATCATTAGGTGCTATTGGTATTATTATCTCTTCTGTTAGTGTTATGATATTGTCTAAGGCACTCGAAACGTGGATGGGCGCAAATGTGACTTGGGAAGGTATTGGTATGTTAGGAGCTGCTATAGTAGGTCTAGGTGTTGCTATGGCTGGTTGGGGATTGGGTGCAATACTTATTATCCCCGGTGCCGCTGCTATGGTTATAGCAGCCACTGGTATGTTCATTTTTACAAAAAGTTTAGTTAATTTTAAAGAGGCTAAGTGGAAAGATGGTGACACAGATACTATGTTATATTCAATGGATACTATTTTAAGAGGATTTGTTGATATATTTGATGATTTGAGTTATTCCGATATTGCAAAAGCTTTGGCTGGCACACTATTATTGGGTGAACTAGGAAATTCTATGTCTCAATTTGCACAAGGTGTTGCTGCTATGGCAAAACTACAAGCACCTGAATATGCAGTAAAAGATGGTAAGTTAGTCTTAGTGGGTACAAAAGCACTAGATCCAGATTTTGCACAAAAAGTAGGTCAAAATATACAAGTAATATTAGATGCTGTCATAGATCCGTTGGCAAAACTGGGTGCCAATGAGGGATTCTTTTTTGCCGGCCCCGTTGGTAATGGTATTAAATTGTTAGGTAAGTTAGGGAACAGTTTATCTAATTTTGCTAGAGGTGTTGCGGCAATGGCAAAATTACAAGTACCTACATATAAAGTTAATGATAAAGGTGATCTGGTATTAGAAAGTGTTGAACCACTAAGTCCCGATTTCGCACAAAAAATGGGACAAAACATCAAAATGATGGTTGAACCACTAACTGGTTCCAATGGTATATTAGCACAATTAGGAGCACAAGAAGGTGTTATTTTTAATGGTCCCATCGGAAATGGTATAAACCTACTCGCAAAATTAGGAAATAGTTTATCTGGTTTTGCGGAGGGTGTCCAAGCGTGGGCCAATCTAACTATTCCAATATATGGAACTAATGAAAAGGGTGAGGTTATAGTAAAAGAATTAAAACCCCTAGACAAAGACTTTGCAACGAAAGTAGGTACAAACATAGATATGATTGTTGACGCTTTAATAAACCCAATTAAAAAACTTGGAAAACAAGATGGTGGGTGGTTGTTTAGTTCAGAATTTGAAGATGGTATTGCAATATTAGGTAGAATAGGAGAACCACTTAATAATTTGGCACAAGCTGCAAAAACACTAAGCGATATTAATATAAAACCACTCCAATTACAAAAAACAGTTAGTGGTATTATAGGTTCTTTTGTGAGTGCATTATCTAAAGATGCACTAAAAGACCTTAATGAAAAACAAGGTAAAAAAGTTCTCGATGGTTTTAATTATTTTGCAAATGCTGTTGAAAAAATGAAAGGTGGTGAAACAGAAAAAGTAGGTGCAATGTTCGTTTCGATGAAAGATTCTATAAATGACATGGATCTAAAGAAACTAAACAAATTAACAGCACTTGCACAAAATCTTAGCAACTTCGCAAAACATATGAAAGGTTCTTTTGGAGAACTAGAAGGTGTATTAGAAAGATTAGTAGATGTTGTTAAAGAAATGAACGGTATCCAAATATCGGCGGCAAATACAAACAAACCACAAACAAAAATGGGAGATGTTAAAGTTGACTTATTACCACTAATACAAGAACTAGATGAAATTAAATCAGTACTATTGTCTGGCATAGAAGTAGAAGTAAAAGAAAACACACTTTCAAGATAATTTTAATGACAATAGTTCAATATAATTAGATTAAATATACTAGAACAATTTAATCGTTATGAAAACTAAAAATTTAAGTTCAACTGATATAGATGATTTATCAGAGTTCATGGAATCTAAACTAAAACCAAAATACATTATGGAAAAAGAAGGGAGTGTTAAACAATTTAAAACTGATATTTCAGTTTCAAAATTTAAATGTAAAACTAAAAACCAATCAGAAATAGTAAAATCAATAACAGACAAAAACACAACAATAACAATAGTACATGGAAAACCCGGCACCGGTAAAACGTTTTCAGCAATACAAGGAGCACTAAAAGAATTTAAAACAGGTTCTTATAATAAACTATATCTATGTAAATCAGTAAAAACCATTGATAATAAATCAGAAGATATTGGTTTTTTAAAAGGAACATTAGAAGAAAAAGTAGCACCGTTTTTGTTTTCGTTTGATTTTAATTTTAAACAAATAATATCACCCATTGTATATGATGCAGCAAGACAAAATGAAATAATAGAATTTCTACCACTTGCATATATAAGAGGAATTGGTTTGAATAATTGTGTTATCATACTAGACGAAGCTCAAAATATAAATAATGCAATATTAAGAACCGTGCTGTCTAGAATTGGTCAAAACTGTAAGCTAATTATACTAGGCGATACACAACAAAAAGATAGTTCTACTGGTCACTCATCCGGTCTAGATTTTTTAATCAAACATTTTCAAGATATAAAAGGATTTAGTGTTATTGAAATGACTAAAGAAGATCAAAGTAGAGCAGACATCATAAATGAAATAGAAGATAGGTATGATGAACTAGAAAGTAAAGGTACTAAAGTAGCATAAAGACAAAAAAAGGGAACTAATTTTAGTTCCCTTTTTTGTTATTCAACTCATATATTTCGTTACCACAATCATAGATGCGATAATACCCCCTACTGTGCATAATTTGAACTTCTGTCATTGTATTTGGAAATCCTTGTTCTACTAGTTTTTGTTTTCTGAATTTGAACCTATTGAATTTAGAATTTCGATATGCCCAATAGTAACCAACAACAGTTTCACCCACAAAATTAAATCCATTTTTTACATAAACATTACCATTTGAAATATCCCCATTAGCATAGCTCATTAATTTTTCAAATTCATAGGTTTTTAAAAAATGTGATAATAATTTACTAAACCCACCCATCACAACACAATTCAATTTACTACAAAATCTAAGTAATTCTATTTCATTTTTTTTGTTTCTACTTTTACCAAAAGTAACTAAAGTCACTAAACAATTATTGTGATATAACCCCAATCTAATAGATGAATTACAATATCCCTGAAGGTGATTTTCTATTAGAAAATCTTTACTTTCTTTGTGTGACACTATTCTTATTTCACAACACCTTGCACCTATCTTTTTCTTAGTCACCCCTAATTTATTTGATATTAGACTTTTGACTATATCTTGACGTTCTCGCCAATCATCTTCCCATATATTTATAAGCAATATGTTATTTTCTTTACAAAGTTTTTTCTTATCTTTATGGTATGTTTTCGATGGTTTATTGAATTCCCCATGCCAATATAGTCCATTAAATTCTATACCAATTCGCAAATCTGGTAGATAAATATCTATAGTTTTTCTACTGTTTGGAATTGGTGTGTTTTCTAGAATATTTCCATCATATACTTTTTTTACATATTCCGTTAACTCTTTTTCTAGATTCGAAACCCCCGATTTTTCAACAATTTCAAAATATTCAGAATTACAATTTGGACATATACAAACATCACTATTAACTAAGTTGTTTGTTGTTGTCCTATACGATGACCAATCACCTAAACAATTTCCACAAGAAAAAGAAACCTTTTCGGACGAATATTTAGTAATTTTAATCTTCCATTTGCATAGTTTTTCATTCCAGTTATCTAAAACTATTTTGCGTTTAATTTTTAAATAATTTTTTGGGTTTGGGTATACACTAGTACCATACTTTTCTGTATTTGTAGATATTCGTTTATTATTTATGTCTTTTTTTTCCTTTTGTGTTTTTTTAGACCACGATTTTTTTATTTTTTCTTTTATTTCTGGTAGTTGCGTTTTTGATTTTACTCCATACTTTTCTATGTTTGTTTGTGTGTTGCGCATACATACGTCTTTCCATTCTTTAGAGTTGTAGTATATCTTTTTCAATTGTCTTGCTTCAACAGTATTGGCGGGATTCTCAATCCCATATCTTTCTAATGAAGTATTTTTTCGTTTATCTGATATTTTCTTTAATTCTTCTTCTGATTTTGATCCCCAAGTGTTTTTAATTTTTTCAACATAGGATGTGTTCTTGTATCTGCTCTTATTATCACAAGATCGTGAACAAAAAGAGTTTACTTTAGAAATTGTTATTTTACCAGACTTTTTAATTTTATAAGATGCGCTTATTTTCTTCCCACATTCTAAACACTTTGGTTGTTCTAAAATGTCATGTTGCCAATAATAAAAAATAGTTTTAAAGTTTAGCTCACTTTCTCTTATATCTAATTCGTGTTTACTAGTCCAAATCCATTCTAAAAATGGTTCTAAAAACCCCTTTTTTTCAAATGTCTTGTAATCCTTCTTGTTTAATGACGAATCTATTAGTTGGAATTTTTTCTTAAAATCTATATACTTCATGTGTATATTAAATAGAGTTTTTTGTTATATTATTTATATAAACAAAAAAAGAACAGTTGGTTTCAACTGTTCTTTTCTATTCATTAAAAGTTATATCTATTATACTTGTTGCTCAGTGAAATAATCTGATCTAAACGTAACTTCCAATTCTAAAGGTTCGCCACTAGAATAATCTAATGCCAATTCAGGAATATCTCCATTTATGAAACAATCGTGAAACGTTCTTTGCCAGTGAATATCACCAACTCTATTAAACATAGTTACTATAATTTTTGCGTCTGAATAATCTTTTTTAAGTCCCATATCACCAGTTAGTGGATTATATCCTATTCTCTTCCAATCTCTTAAAGTTTTGTATACATACATCTCATTATCATCATTTAGATTAAGAGAAAAATTAATCGCTAAATCAACAACAGTATTAGTAGGAGTTGTACTAAGGTATGATCTTTTAGCTGTTTTGAATTCTTGTTCAACAGCTTCTTGACCAAGTTCAGTGGTTAAACCACCTATTGTTCTAACATGTTCTAATAGTAACTCACCACCACCAACACCAGGTGGTGGTAATATCGTCACCTCGAACAAATTTCCCGCGACAAATTCCCATTTGTTAACGGATGCCTTTGAATTTTTGTAGTGTGGTAAACTGGCCATAGTATTTTATATTATTTTTATATTGTTTATTTCTTATCTTATTTAATCAATCAAGATTTCCTTTCTTTATTTAATCAATAAAAAAGGCAACCATTAGTGGTTGCCTTTTAAAATTTATATTATAGGTTTTAATTATGCTACTGTAAATTCACCAGCTGCGATTGCACCTGTTCTAAGAATAGTAACTCTTTGAACGAGTTTCCCAAGTCCTCTCACAGGCTCGACTGCTATATCAATGATACCAAAGTCATTATCAATAACTTCTGGAGTGTTATTGACAGTATTCATGACCGTAGTGAAATCTACTAATCCCCCGTCATTCAAGATTTGCGATAAGAAACCATCAACCAATGTTTTAATTTCTAATCTTGTTTGTACGGTATTAAATTCCCACCTGTAGTTTTTCAATATTTGCTCAACAGTTTCTTGAATATATATCAACAATTCCCTAACATGAATACTAGATAGTGCTGATTTTATATTTTGTTGTGCAGTTTGATTAGCATTGATTACGTTTCCGAATCCTCTACTTGGAACAGTCACATTCAATCCAAATGGTTCAACAGCATCTAAACTGTTTCTATCATATATGTATTCAACACCCACTATGTTGTTTCCAGATAGAACACCCCGTCTAGGTCCTGCAATTATAGAATATGGTTGATCTGATCTATACTTAGCCATAAAGTTATTTGAAACATATGCAGCCGGTGGTACTAGTTTAGTACTTGGACCTTCTCTCAATACTAAGTAAGGGTGATAAAATCCACAATAGTTAGAACCTTGGTTTAGTGAGGGTAATGAAAACGTATTACTAGGGTTGAAATCTTGATTTCCTCCCGTTGCAACATACCTTGGGTCATAATCACTTCTACTATTAAATTTAAATAGTGGATTTGTGGAATCGTCTAGTTGTTTAACCGAAGGTGCGTTCAATATCGCAAATGCAAACTTTCTATCTTTACATAGTGAAGACAATACATTTTTACTACTAGGTTCTATTAACCCATCAAACGTATCTACTATATATCTAAAGATAATAGCTTCTTTATCTGCTAATGTGCTATATAAACCAGTGTTTGTTAACACATTCATTATTTCGTTTTGTCTCAACGCTGTTCCATTAGGTATTTGCGCCTCTCGCATTGTGAATCCATCAAGACCTTGAACATTATAATTAGTAACAAAGTTTTGAACTGATTTGTATCTTTCCACTTCATCATTAGACGTGCCAAAAAATACCGGATCAATTGTTTTAACGGTCACAACTTGTGTATCTGTATTTTCTTTAACAGATTCTACTCTTGTGAATCGAGATTCCCCTGTTCTAGGATCAAATTTAGTTTTAGTTGCACCATCATCAAAACTTCTAACTAAGAAATCTGTTGGTTTGATGTCACCTAGACTATAAATACTAGTTGCACCTACACTATAACTGAATTCGTAATCATTAATCTTGTTTACAGTAAATGTTTGATTGATTGCACCAGCTAGTGATTTGATATTCATAACAATACTATTTGCCGCTGTATCTACGGGTGTTAGTGTGTAATATGTTATTTGATGTGACAGTTTATCTGTACTCAATAGTCCATCTAATCCATCCCCAGTAGAACCATCTGCAACTTTAGAAATGATACTAAATTCTTCATAAGAACCACCGGTTACTTGTACAGTATCCCCACTAGACAACACACCACTCAAATAATCTTCACCAGATTCAGATGTTTGTGTAAATACATACGATCCAGAATCTAATGTTTGAATGGCAATTTCGTTATATTCATTTACTGTTTTATCAGTACTAGTACTAATACTAGAACCATCAATAAACAATGTTTCTGTTCCCGCATCATTAGTTGGGTATATTTGAATACTAATTTTATCAGTTCCCAAGGACACATCTTTAACTAGAGCCAAAGTTGTGGTTCCCGCAGTTGAACCCGTTGCACCTACAATAGATGAACAAGCAACAAAACTAGTATTTTCGATAACATTTATCGCCCACACACTCCATGCTGTATTATCAGCAAATAAACTAGTACCGCCAGGGGCATTTGTATCGGTCGATGTTGGACTATAAACTGTTATAGTATCATATTTTCCAGTACCACCGTATGCGTTTGTGTCTGTTATTGACAGTTGTGCATTTGCAGCACCACTATAAGATGTTGCACCATAATTATCAATTGTGTTTGCTGTGAATGATAATTCTTGTGAATCATAATCTTCTGCTGTATATGATAAGTTTTCTTTAATAGTTCCTAAGTAAGATAAATAATCAATTTTACTTAACGTAGGCGAACCTTCAATTGTTCCACCTAATAGATCAATTGTAGAACCACTTAAAAATGTATTACCATCAAATAAGTCTTCGTCTATTGCGCAATATAAACCAGTAAATGCGGTTTCTAAATTAACTAAGTCTTGAATGAATAAATCATTACCATCCGCGTCTTGGAAATTCGGTATTAAAACACCCGTATATTCTCCTAGTGAGACAACATTGGGGTTTTCTAATAAGGCAACTAACCCATCCCTTGAATTACCATTAGAATCTGTAAAAGTTTTCTTGATACCGTTTGTATCAAAGTAATCTCCTAATAGTGGATCTACCGATAGTTTTTCAAAATCAGTATAATCACCTTTAATGATATTAACCCTCACACAATAATCATTGATGTAATCTGATCCATCCATAAACTCGGGAACGTCAGCCTCACCATACCAATCATCTGCTGTGATGTTTAATCCCTGTATTCTATCATGTGTTACAATAACAGATAGGGTTGTTCTACCAACATTTACAAAATTTAACAAAGATTTTGTAAACCCTTCTTGGTTGTTTATGTTTCTTAGTGTTTTTTCAGTATCTAAACGCCAAAACTTACTAGTGTTGAAGTTTCCAGAAATTGGTGCGAAACCAGTTCTTTGATTTTTTTCTTTTGCCGATGTTGAAAAACTAATAAATTCAGTTTTGTCTAAATCATTGTCTAAATTTAACAAATTTAAAGCTATAATTGGAGAGTCTAACAACATTTCTTGCGCACTTAGGTGAAAATAAGAACCTTTCTTTTCTAATTGCTTGTCTCTTTTACCATATACGTTTTCAAAAAACGCATAATCTTGACAAAAGACGGGTGTGTTAAATGGTCCAACTTTACTGAAACCTATAATCATTCTTATAGTTGCAGTAGAAGTAGTCACAATTTGTGACCTGTCAAATTCGAAGGTATAAATACCACTCGAACGTATATTGGATAAATAAACTGGTAGTGCCATATTTTTTATATTATTTTACCTTATTTAATCAATCAAACCTAAACTAATTTAGATATTTTTTTAATTAGTATTACTTCTATTGTATAGAGACTTACAATCGGTGAGTGTTTTTCTTTTTTTATCACATCCATTACTAAAAAAATAATAAAAGATTTGTTTAATTGATTTTCTTTTTGTATATTAGTATGAGTATTATCATAACTTTTAAACACTATAAATATGTAGAAAATATATAAACAAAATAAAATATATTCACGTAAAAATGCATTTAATAAATAACGAAAAACTTGAAAATAAATACATTTATAAGGTTGAATATAACAGGGTATTAATCTAATCAAATTAAACACTAAATATGCAAAAAGTTAACATAAGAGCGCTAGGAATAGAATTTAAAAAAACAAAATCAGAAAAAACATTTAAAAAATTATTCGAATCTTGTAAACCCGGAACCATAAATTTCTATAAGAAATATAACAATACTATAGATGTACTAGAAGATTGCTACAACGAAACACTTATTTCTATTTGGAATGATATTGACAAAATAGATGTTGAAAAGTATAGTATAAGTACTATGATCTATTTGAAAATGAAACAAAATCTAATTAGACACTATAAAAGTGTAGGGGGGCAATTCAATCATTACGATATTGATGACCCAGTAGTGAGTAACATGGTGGTTAACGACGACAAAACCGAAATGACATATGATTTACAAGAAAATTATATTAAAGATGAAAGTGTTAAAACTCTTTGGGAAGATATAAAAACTGTGTTAAATAATGACACATCATATAATATATTATATGATAAATATGCAAATAATATGAAAACTAAAGAAATTGCTGATAAGTATGCCACAAAACAACAAAATGTTTTAAATAGAATTTTTAACGCAAAGAAAAAAATAGAATCAAATGAAGATATATATTATGAATTTATCAAATAAGATTTTAAATTTTATTTTTCATCTAGATTTTTGGAAAGACTATAAATTGTATAGAAAAAGTAAAAGTGTACTATATACATTCTTCAAAGAAGAAGATAGTGATTTACAAAAAGCTTTTATTGCAAACTTCGATTATCCCGATGATATGACATCATCTCCCGTTAGATTTGAAAATAATTCTGGAGATGTTTATTACACTATAAATTTCAAATCAAAAGAACTATTTGAAAATTCCGGTACAAAAGAAAAGGCATTATCGAACAGTCTTGTTATATTAGATAAGTATCTACCGTTGGGTATTACACAACATATAGAACCACAAGCACCTATTCACATACCAAATACCTTTACAATTTTGTGTTCATTGAAATTGATTTCAGAAATCAATATACAAAGTGTAATATTAAATTTTACTATTTGTTTATTAAAAGTTTCTGTGATAATTTCGTTTTTTGCTGGTCTTGTAAAATATTTATTGTTTTAGTTCACTTTAACATTAAAGATTAAATAAAAATTATGAATAACTACGAAAATAACTACGAATACAAAAGAATATGTGAAAAATATCCTATGTTGTCTAGGGTTATAAGAAACTCACTTATGAGTCAAGTGACTAATTCTAGTCACAAAGTATCAGACAAAAAGGAAGTATTGAGAGCCCTGAAAAAGTTCAAGAAAAAGAAAAGATTGAAAGTAATGGAATCGTTCTTTCTGATAGAATCAGAAACAAAAGAATTCACCGACATTATACCAAACATTATTAAATTTTTCGAAACAATCAAAAACGTAAAAAAATAATGACAAAAGAAATACACATAAATCCTATTAACGAAGAAGATTTAGACGACAAAAGAAATGTAATATGCGAAAATTGTTTTATTGAAGTAGACATAGCTTTAAAAAGTTATGGGGTTTCTTTTGGGGAAGATTCTACTTACGATGATATTTCACTATTACATTCAACAATTGCGTATGCATTAAGTAATCACAAAATCAAACACAACCTATCAAACGTTAACATTGAAAAGTTTGAAATACCAAATTCACCATTTAAAACAAAGAAAGGTGAACCAACAGATAAGTTGTATCAAATGCAGGAATCTGACATTTTACACTTTATTACTAATATGATAATAAATTCTAAAGCTGGGTTTGTCGAACTCAGTAAAAGTGGATATTTTGAAGGGTTGAATGAAGATATAATGATTGAAAAAACAGGACTGTTATTTCAACTAGGTAGTATGTTCGATAGGTGTATACTTTCCATGAATAATAAATATAGTAAATTAATTTTAAATATAAAATAGAAAACCGATGACAAAAGTTAAAGAATTAAAACCAACGAAAAAAGTACAAAGAGTATTGGGTGCTGATATTGAAACAGCAACTTACGAGCAATTAAGTGAAACTTTCGATAAAGTCAGGAGCGAATTTGAATCTAAGAAATACGAATTATCACTATCACAAGAATCTATTAGTCTACTATTGATGGACATCTTACCAAATGTAGAATGGGTAGGTCAACAAGCATGGGACATTGCAGAAGCACAAAAAACAGTTACAGATCTAAAACCCGACAAAGTATTACCGGTTACAAAGGAATCTGTTAGAGCGTTATTTCAATTTGTCGCAACAAATAAATATAAAGGTACAGATAATGTTTATCAAGTATCTAAATTATTAACGACATTGGCCGAAATTATCCAAAATCAAATAGGTGTGGATGAACAAGTGTTTAGAGATGCTGGATTTGAATTACAGGCTGCTGAAATGGGTATTACACCAGAAAGGGCTATGGAAGATGCTATTGCCGCACAAGAAAAATAAAATGTAAATTATGAAAAAATTACAAGATAAGTTACCCTTGATATCATTAGTTGTTTTGTGTTGCACGTTTTTGTATACGTGCAACACAAATAGAAATGTTAATAAACAAATCAAGAAAAATATAAATTTAGTAAGTACTATAGATTCTTTAAAGACTGAAATACAATCACTATCAGATAGTACAATGTCAACAACTGAATTTCAAACAAGACTAGAACTAGAAGGTTATAAAATATCAGCAAGGAATCTATATTATAACAATGCAATTGTTAGAACTAAAGAACGACCAGATGATATTATGCACAAATATAATCAAGAAATAGATAAATTAACAAAAAAATTAAAATAATATGTCAAAATTAACATTTCTTCTCGATCCCGGACACGGTGGTTTAGTTGACGGTAAATACACAACTGCACCTAATTTCGATAAGAATAATAAATCTACTTGGAAAAAAAGCTGGTATCACCCAGAAGAAGATTTGGTTTTTTTTGAAGGGGTCTTTAATAGACAGGTTATTAACCTTATTAAAAACATAATGTCTTCTAGGGGTATGGAATATTATGACGTGACTACTGGCACAGATGAAGTTAGTGAATATGATATCCCACTTCCTGACAGGGTAAACAACGCTAATAGTTTCTATGCCGATAATAAAGATTGTGTGTATTTTTCTATGCATAGTAACGCAAGTGGTGTTGGTAAAGCACACGGTATAGAAATATTCACATCCGTAGGACAAACCACTAGTGACAAATATGCCACAATAGTATTTGATTCTATTGTAGATTTTTTCCCAAATGAAAAATATAGAATGGATAAGTGGTCAGATGGTGATGTTGATAAAGAAGCTAACTATTATGTTTTGAAAAATACAAAAATGCCAGCCATGTTATTAGAAATGTGGTTTTTCGATAATCTAATAGATTGTAAAAAAATGATTGATGTTGTACTTCAACATCAAGTAGCCAAAGCTATTGTTAATGGTTTCGAAAACATTCAAAAAATTGCTAAATAAACGTAAAAATCATTTTCGGTATACAAAAGAAAAGGAAACTTTTAAAATAGTTAGTAGAGTTCGTGACATGGGAGATAATCCTTATATTATTAAATTTAGATATACTAATAATACAGAATTTTTCCTAATGTATTCTGATTTTAAAGAGCAAATAAACATTGGTAAGATAGTGTTTGCTGAATATTAAATATTAATATGATAGTGTTATACAACAAAAGTGACGAATATGAGATTAGATGAAGTCTTATTTAGAATAGAAAAAGAAGCAGAGGATTCAATAACAAAAAACAAAGTAAGAATCAATAGGTTTGTTAGTAAATATAAAACCGCTAGACAATGTTTTTATACCGATGACGAAAACGATGAACTATACGATTTCCTTTTTGATATATCGAATGAATATGACATACCAGAAGAAGATGTATATTTTATGTTTGTGATGTCTAAATACACACAAGAAGGTGATATATCGAAAACATTCGAAAATGATTTTGCCTTACAAATAACCCTAAGTGAAACAACTAAAAAGAAAGAACAATGATTAATACTTGGAATGTAGTAGAAAGAAACAATTCAAAAATTGTCTGGAAAGACATAAACGAAACAAAGTTCGATGAAATTAAGTATATCGAAAAAACAACAGGTACTGAACCATTTTATTGTACCAACACAAAATCCGTTGTGTTTGTTACATCCTCACCAGATGTTAATATTATCAAAGGAAATGATTATTCTGAATTAGAAATGATTTCTAGGTATTTAACAACAGAAAATAAACTATATGATTTATTAAAATCATAATTACTAAGAGCAACTATTAAAGTTGCTCTTTTTTTGTCCCGAATTTAAAATAAATTTGTGACAAAATCACTTCAATAAGTATAAGAACAAACACAATATTATGAAATCAGAAGTAAGAAACATATTAGTAGAATTACACAAAATCACTAATGCACCATTGACCTTTTTCGATATAGAATCCACAGGTATAGATAAAATAACCGATGATATTATACAACTATATGTTTGTAAATATGATGGTATAGAATTTATAGAAAGTAGTTCATATTATAACAGTAATGTACCCGTCAGAGAAGAAGCACTCGAAAAGCATGGTATAACAAACGAATCTCTAATTGGATACCCATACTTTAGTGAAATAGCAAAGGAAATATACGACAAATATTTTTCTAAGGGCACCATATTGTGTGGATATTGTTCAAATCAATTTGATATTCCTTTCATAATAGAAAAGTTTTTACAAGCAAAAATTCCAAATGCTATTAACATCTTACAAAATAGAAGGATAGATGTGTATGAAATTTATAAACAACTGTATCCAAATACACTAGAAGGTGTGTATTCAAGAATAGTAGGTGGTCCCATGGGAGATGCACACGATGCCAAAAATGATGTTGTTGCAACCGTTGAAATATTACACAAATTAATACAGTCTAAGGGAGAATATGAATTAATAACAACGTCTGACACCATTGATACGGATAAGTTTTTTAAACGAGTAGATAATCAATTGTTATTTGCCAAAGGAAAACACAAAGACGAAAACATATTACAAATGGATACTAAAGAATCATTAGGTTTCTTAAAGTGGATGACTAGAACACATTCTATTTCTATTCATAGTAGAACAGTTGCAAATAAATTGATTGAAAAGATAGAATCCTCTATTTTGACCAACGCGGATTAATATGATATATTTGTATTATTTCATTTTTATGATAACTACTAGTATAGTTATATGGTTTCAAACCGTTGCCCCTATAAAATTTTCACACTTTTTACATAAATATTCATTTGTCGTATATTTAATTGGATTTTTAGGTAGTATACTTTACGTAGAAGCCTCTAAAATAGGTGCAACGGTTTTTCCCAATGCTTGGTCCCTTCGGTTCGTTGCATTTAGTATAAACACCATTTTCTTTGCAATACTAACACATTTTTTCATAGGTGCTGACTTTACTCCTAAAACTTTAATATGTTTTGGACTAAGTGTTGCAATAATATTAATTCAATGTTTTTGGGATTAAATATCAAAACTAACAATTATTTATGAAAGGATTAAACGAATTCAAAAAGGTTGAATTAACAACCGATCAACAGGAACTAAATGAAAAACTTATTACCTTTGGTGGTAAAGCATATCCTAAATTTGGAAATGTTGTTTTATTAGCGGGCGGTGCCGGCTGTCATATAAAAGGAACAGAAGTTTTAATGTATGATGGTTCACACAAAAAAGTAGAAGATATTGTAGTAGGTGATTTACTTATGGGAACAGATAGTACAAAAAGAACTGTTAACGAATTACATTATGGTATTGATAAAATGGTTTCTGTAGAATCTAAAGTTGGAAATTATATTTCTAACTTTAGTCACATACACACTTTTGTAGCTAGTTTTGATAAATGTGGTTATAAAAAAGACCAAGTTTATGATATGACATTAGAAGAATATACTAAACTAAATGATTCGACCAAAAAGTCATTAAAAATTTTTAGAAATGAAGAAATAGAATTCGAAAAAGATTCATATTCTTTGAACATTGACCCTTGGATAGTAGGATTTTGGTTAGGTGATGGTACTAGAAAAACCCCTAGTTTTACAATAGAAAATAATTCTCAAATTATAAATTATATAAAGGATAATTATGAAGGTAAAGGGTATATATTTAACACAGAACATAAACAAGTTAAACCCAACTGCAAAACATATTCTTTAATAACCGAATCTAAAAACAATCCTTTTAGAGATTATGTAATAGAAAAGTGTGAAATTAATTCAGAAAAAAGAATTCCAAAAGAACTTTTATTATCATCAATAGTTAATAGAAAAAAAGTTTTAGCGGGATTGATAGATTCGGATGGTTATTATGGTGGTGGTGTATATGAAATTTGTACTAAATGGGAATCATTAAAAAATGATATAGAATTTTTATGTGGGTCATTGGGTTATAAAACAAATACAACAATAAAGAAAGTTAATTATAATGGAGAAATTAAAGAATATCAAAGAATAACTATTTCTGGAAATTTTAAAAATTTACCAATAGTTTTAGATTATAAAAAATCACATCAAAATAAAAACAAAAATCCAAATAGAGGATCATTCAAAATATGTATTTTAGATGAAATGGAATATTATGGTTTTTCAATTAAAGAAAACGATAAACATTTTATTTTGAAAAACTGGATTGTTCAACATAATTCAGGGAAAGGTTTTATTAAAGATAACTTACTAGGTATCGAAGGTCAAGTTTACGATGTTGATGAAGTTAAGCAACTTGCACTTAAATCTGATAAGATTAAGAAAATGGCACAAGAAGCAACAGGTAAAGATATATCTACTTTTGATTTAAAGAATCCAGATGATGTTGGTACGCTTCATACTATTCTTGATGAAACACTTAATGTTATTGATAAAAGAAAATTATCAAGATATGCTGGTATTTTAATGGCACCGGCAGATAGAAAACCAAATCTTATTTTTGATGTTACACTAAAGAACTTGAATAAGTTAAGAAGCATTTCAGCAGATATTAAAGAATTAGGATATGAAGGTGTTAATACTCACTTAGTTTGGGTTATTAATTCATATAATGTTGCGATGGCACAAAACAAAGAAAGAAGTAGACAAGTACCAGAAGAAATTTTAATGGACACACATAGAGGAGCAGCACAAACAGCTAAAGATATTCTTGATATGGGTAAAGACATTAAAAAATACTTAGATGGTGATATTTGGTATGCATTCAACAAAAGGGGTGTAGATTCTATAATTGCTAAATCTAACAAAGGGGGTTCTTACATTAAAGATGCTAATTACATTAAAGTAAAAGAAGCCGGAAAACCTATTAATAACAAAAAAGTTACCGATGAAGTAGTTAAAAAAATTGCTGGTTATGTACCACCAAGTAACTATTGGGGATAATCATAATAATAAGAATTACAAAGGGAACTAATATTTTAGTTCCCTTTTTTTGTATAAACAAAAGGTTATGTATATAGTAAAAAGTATAAATAAAATATTATGCATAATTTCGACATTTCATATTAAATAAATAAAACTATATAATATGAATTATTGTAATAATTGTGGGAGTGTTGAAATAAGAAATACTTATGATAATTTAGAAAAAGAATGTGTTGATTGTGCAAACACATGGAAAAAAGGAAAAGAGAACTAAAATATTGGTTCTCTTTTTTTGTTTTAATAAGTATAAGATTTAAAATTTTATTATGGCAAAAGATGGATTACCATTACCCTTAGACAGGGTTATTTTATTCAACAAACAAGTTGACCAAAAAACAATTGGTGAAGTAACACAAAGAATATTAGATATTAATTCTGATGATGAATACTTAAAAGATTTGTATAAATTACACGGGTTAAAGTATAAACCACAACCTATCGAAATATTTATAGATTCTTATGGTGGATATGTTTACCAAATAATGGGATTAGTTTCAATTGTTCAAAACTCAAAAACACCTGTTCATACGATTTGTACTGGTGCTGCTATGAGTTGTGGATTTGTTTTATTAATCGTTGGTCATAAAAGATTTGGATATGAATTAGCAACACCAATGTATCACCAAGTTAGTGCTGGTATGTGGGGAACAATTAAATCAATGGAAGAAGATGTTTCTGAAACAAAAAGACTTCAAAAGGTTCTTGAAAAGTTGACTTTAGAAAATACTAAGATAACTAAAAAGAAATTGAAGAAAATTTATAAAACTAAAAAAGATTGGTTCATGACAACAGATGATGCATTAGAATTTGGTGTTATTGATGAAAAAATATAGATATGATTAAAGCAGATAAATATTATATTCAAAATCTAAAGGAAATACTTTTTCAAAATAACATAGATGAAAACCCAAGACCATCATACAAAGATGGAACTAAAGCACATACTAAGTTTATTACACAAGTTTTTGAAAAGTATGATATATCAAAAGGTGAATTTCCAATAACAACATTAAGAAATACTGCAATTAAAACAGGTATTAAAGAAATGCTGGTTATCTACCAAGAACAATCAAATAAGTTGGTTGATTTTGAAACTGCTAAATGTGGTTGGTGGTCGGAATGGATGAACGAAGATGGTGATCTAGGTAGAGCATATTCACATAATATGGAATCACACCGACCTAATGAGATGCAAAAAACTATTGTTAAGGTTAAACCCAGAATAGTTGATGAAAAATATTCAGAGATGCTGAATATAATGGATATTAACGATACTTCTCTGGTTGCAAATCCGATAAAAATATTTGAAAATTATCAATTAATTCGTGAAGATAAGAAATCTAGGAAATATGTGTTGCAAAATATATCAACAGGGGAAATACAAGTAATAACGCATAAAACATATAAAAAGTTGTTAGATGGTGACCCTTCTTTTCTAATAAGAAAAAGTCCATTCTTGTATTGTAGGAATAATGAAGGTGTTGGTTATTTAGGAAATTATAAAACAATTAATGGTTATAGTGATGCAACATTAAAATTACTCAGGGATAAATGGGTAAACATGTTAAGAAGATGTTATTCTGATAAATATGAATCACATAACGATGTTTTTGTACACCAAGACTGGCATAGTTTTGAAAACTTTCTGAGAGATGTTAGAATGCTACCACAATATCATTTAGCAAAAGAAAATAATTTCGATGGGTGGGATTTAGATAAAGATTACTATGGTAGTAATTGTTATAGTAAAGATACTTGTGTTTTTCTTTGCCATAAGGATAATGTTTTATATGCTAGTTGTTATCCAATTAAGGTAACTAAACCTAATGGTAATATTGAACATACAATAAATATTAGAGGTTTTTGTGCTGAACATAATTTATCTAAAACTTGTTTATTGAAGGTTATTAATGGTAAACAATCGCACCACAAAGGTTATAAATTTGAAAAGATTATAGATACTGAAAATCTGTATAGATATGAACTTTCTAATAACCAATTAACCTCATTATTAGATGGTTTAGAAAATAATCCATTTGGACGTAGACACATTATGTCATTTTGGAATTGGTCTAATATTGATAAGAAGGAACTTGTTGAGTGTGCGTTTGAAAGTTTATGGACACCTCGAAAAGTTGATGGTGTGATGTATTTAGATATGACATTAACACAGAGAAGTCAAGATGCTATTATGGCAACATATATCAATAAAACCCAATATGTTGCATTGCAAATGATGGTTTGTAAACATTTAGGTTTTGAGGTTGGTGTGTTTTCACACATGATTCAAAACTATCATATTTATGATAGACATGTAAATGCTTGTAATGAATTACTTGCAAGAAAACCTTTGAATTTTCAACCTTCGATGAAATTAAATGTTCCAAACAAAACAAACTTCTATGAAATAAAGATACAAGATTTTGAAATTATCACATCTAAAAACATCAAGAAAATAGAATCAGAATTAGAGATTGCTATTTAGTTGATTACATATACTAAAAGGTAATCCTAAATTATGGTCGGTATTTATAGAATAAGAAATATAATTTCAAAAAAGTCATATTATGGTTCTTCTAAGGATATAGAAAAACGATTCAAAAGACATAGGATTATTAGTAAAAATAAAAAATATGAAAATTACAAATACGAATGAAATGATTGCTCAGCAAACTAATATGGTTGCTGGAGAATTAATCGGAAACTTAGGAGATACGCACTTGTACTCAAATCATATCGAGTATGTAGAAAAACAATTAACAAGAACTTCAGTTGAAACTTGTAAGCCTAAGTTAGTTCTAAATAAAGCTAAAGATATTTTTAGCTATAAGTTTGAAGACTTTAAAATAGAAGGTTACACTGCTCACCCAAATTGGAAAGGAGTATCAATTGGAATATAACCCTTATTATATTGAACCGCTAGATAAAGAAAAGCTGGCAAGCTTAGATATAAATCTAAATGAAAAACTAGAATTCAAAGAACGCGTATTAAATGTCATAGAACAAATAGAGAATAAGCACTTTATTATAATCGAAACACATGCTAAACCAACAGGTGAATATGGTTTTTTGCATTCTTGTCACATTTTATTAAATTACAATTTTTATGGTATGTTAGTTTTCTCAAATGAGGGTTATGAAAGAGATGACTCAAAATTAGAATGTGTTATACCCGCAGATTATCATTATAGTAGAAGTCAACAACTTGTTAGAGGTATACACAAAGCAATTGAAATAATACCCGAAATAAATGAAAAACTTAACATTATAAATGAAAAACTTAACAAATCATAGAAAAGAAAAAAGATTTCAAGAATGTAATTGGATAGAAAAGTTATGGAGGTACCGTTGGTACCTTGCACTTCCTTTTATGTATATTTGGAATAAATTCTATATGGGACCGATTCCTGGACACAAATGGGATGAAGAAAAACAAGAACACGTAGAAGTTCCACCATTATACCCAGATGGTAAATTAGTTTGGAAAATAACTTTGGGTCTAGTTCAAACAAAAATGCATTGGTACTATACATCAGAAGAAGTGTTTGAGCGATTACACGACAAGTTAAATAAGAAAACTAAATTAATTAAATGAAAGATTACAGACATTTCTTATTCGAAGCAAAAGATTACAAGGTAACTTGGTTGAAAAAAGAACCTGTTAAATCATCAGTAGAAAGTAAAAAACTGAAAGAATTGATTGAAACAGGAACTAATGAACTGTATAACATTATACACATTACAGATAAAAAAATTCCTACTATTGATAAGGATGCACCTATATTAGTTTATTTTGGTACAGACAAAGATGGTATTAAACTTTTAGAAGACCAAGGAATAAGTCAAGATGATGTTTATAATCGTACAGAAGAGGCAGCGAAAAGTATGAAAAAAGATGATTGGCATAACATTTTAGGTGATGCTGATTGGATACCGAAAACCGTAATAGATTCTAAAAAAATTGATGAATTAGAATTTCCTATCATTGCAAAACCAAGTGAAGGACATTCAGGAATAGGAATAATGAAATTTGACACTATCGAAGATTGTCAAAAAGAACTTGACAAAGAAGATTGTGACCTTGATACATTTAGTGAAGTGATTAAAGACATTGATACTGAATTTAGATTTGTATTCGTTAAAGACAAATTGTTTTTAGTACACGAAAGAATTCCAATAGAAGAAATTAACAAAACTATTGACACAAAGAAACCTGATGAATCATTAGGATTCTTATATGTTGAGCAAGACCTTGAAAAAGAAGAATATGACATTTCTGAAATAGTAAAAGAATTTAGAGATAAAATAAATCTTGATTTCTATGCATTAGATGTAATGAGAGATAATAAAGGTAAGTATTGGGTAATCGAATCCAACAGTGCTATTGGTATGGGTGGTAATACTATGGCGAGAGCATATGAAGCAATATACAAAGATTATTATGGAACATCTGTACCTAGTGAAAAAACGGAAATAGTGGAAAAAATATGTTCCGAATATTACAAAGAGATAAATAAAATGTACCCCAAAGAGGTTTCAAAATCTAAAAATCCTAAAATTTACAATTAATTTAAAATAAAACTTGTATTATTGTCCTTTAATTATTAAATTGGTGAAATATTATTATGAAATACACAGTAGACACTAAACTGAAAAAGATTGAATTAGAAATAGAAAATCCCGTGGATTCTAAAACTCTGATACAAAATTTAGAAAAAATAGAAGAACTTTTTCCTGAATATGAAATTATTTCGGTTAATCAAAATACTCGCGAAAATGGTATACCATGGGTAAACCCATTAAATATTGGTGAACCGAAATGGCCCATTTTCCCTTACGATGGATCTTCTGGAAACCCATATACAATTACTTGTAACAACACAAATCAAACTTAATAATAATATGTTAGAAAGAGAAATAGTAGATAATTTGAACGAAAAATATAAAGGAAAATTTATATTTGAAATAACAGATGTCGAACAAGAAATTGTGGGGTTTGTTGATGATAAGACGTTTAAAAATATAATTGCTGTCATAGAACCCACAGAAAGTGAGATGAATAGACTTATCCAACACATCGAAAAATACACTTAGTATATATTATTATTGTTTCACTTAATAACAATTAAATGAATAGATTAATAGAATTGATGTTAATAGTATATTCGTGTACTTTTGCTAATAACATTGAATTAAATGAAAAAAATCCTGTTAATTTCACTACACCAAAAAATATCAACGTAGATACTTTGATATGTGAAAAATCTAATTTTCATGAAAAAAAATCATTTAACGAATTTTTAGAAAAATTGGCATTTAGAGAATCCAGTGGTAATTGGAAAGCCATTAATAGATTTGGTTATATGGGAAAATATCAAATGGGTAAATTAGCATTGCGGGATATTGGTATGGATTCCATAACACCCATCAAATTTAGAAAAGATTCTTCTATATTTTCAGAAAAACTACAGGATGTTGCAATTAAAAAATACATTAGAAAAAATAGAAAATATCTAAAAGATTGTATTGAACGTTATAGAAACACTACGATTAATGGAATATTTATAACAGAAAGTAGTATTTTAGGTGCAGCACATCTAGTAGGACACCGAAGTGTTAAAGAATGGTTAAATTGTGGTGGATTAATTAAAAAGGTTGATGGTAATGGTACTACTATAGAATCGTATTTGAAACTATTTTCGGGATATAAAATATCTTGTTAAATATGAAAAAAGAATTGAAATACAAAACACCCGAAGAAATATTAAATGAATCTAGGACTATTGTATTAGAAGATTCCTTGGTGTGTGATGGGTTTATAGTATCATTTTACAATGAACAAGATGAAGAACTAATCGACATAATAGTTAATAATAATCAACTCGACTATCTAATACAATTCATTTTAGACAATAATGAAAATATAAGCATATACAAAAAAGACTTGTCTAATTTGATTATACCATCTAGACAAAAACTTTACGAAGACATTTATTTATGAAAAAAATAACAACTATTGAAAAAGACTGTCTGTATTTGTGGATAGAAAAACCCAAAGATCCAAAATTAAAATTTAAGAAAAAAGACATAATAATAGGAGACTCTATCGGAGAATATGTAAGATCACAGGGGATGATAAAACTCAAAAAGTTTTTTGAAAAGGATTTAAAGAGGGAAAGAACAGTTGCATATAGATACGAAAAAAGATTTTCTAAAGAACGTGATTCTAAGTGGTTTATAATATCACAATCTGAATTAAACAAAAGTAAAATTCAAGGTTGTAAAACATTTAATAAAATAACTATGTTGACACATAACGATTTTGAAAAAACTAATGGTAGAAAACCACTTCGAAAAAAACATTATTATTACATAGTTACTTTCTAGTATTAAATATACTATGAAAAGTCTAAATGAATTTTATGGATTTCAAGCATTAGGTAGATTACCACAATCAATTAATTTAAGTAAAGAAGATAAAACAAATTTATCTAAACTGAAATGGAATGATATTCAAATGTTAGATCCAGAAGGAACTAGTTCGGGTAACACTAATATTTTTTCATTAAACTTCGATTTAGGCATTCTTAATCATTTATTACCGGGTATCGTTTTCACTATTGAACAAGATAATAGAACAGAACTTAATCAACCACATATACAATTACACAAAGATTTACAAGGTATTGGTTTAGCAACTAAGTTATATAGACTAGTACTAGAAGAATTTGGTCATTTGGTCTCTAAGAAATCTAAAAGATTATCGAATAAAGAAATACAAGGTCTTTATGATAGACTATCCAAAGATTCTAAGATTGACTTGTTCAAAAAAGGTGGAAATATTCTTTTATTACATAAAGAAAACCCAATACACAACGAAATTAAAAAACTGTTTGAAATAGTTAGTTAAATAAATAAAAAAAAGAATTCAAATGAAATCATTAAGCGAATACGAAAAATCAATAAACGAAAAAAGTAATATTTATGTTATTAAAGATTCTGATGTGGCAGACATTTCAGTTTCTAAAGACAAAGATGGAACGATAGTTTTGACTCAATCTGGTAAAAAAATATATATGTCTACTGAAGCCATTGCACAATTGGTGGGTATGATAAAATAAAGAATAAAAATGAAAAACATAAAGGAATATAACAAATTATTGAACGAAAAATACAATGTACAAACTCGTACAAAGGTTGAACCAAAGATGTTTGAAATGAATGGCGATTTTGAAAATGATTTATACTATGAAATTATTGATAAATTAGAAGTTGACCATAGTGATGCTGAAGGTTTAGTAATGGCAAAACAAAAAGAAGTTGAAAAATACTACAAAAAAGGTAAAACCCCATCTGAAATTGTTAAGGTATTGTGGTTAAGTGAAGGAACACACAATGATGATATGTATTACAAGGAAATTGCCGAAATGAGTGGTTTGAGATTAAGTGCAATACAAAACTTTGCTAAAGAACACAAATTGGATGCTATGGATTTCATGCAACAAGTAGGTCAAAAGAAAATTGACAAAAAAGATTTAGTGTCTGCTATTGCTGGGGGTAATAACAATAAGTACAGTAAAGATATTGTTAAAAAAGTTAAGCAAACCAATGAATCTTTGGGGGAAAGTGTAAAATATACAGACCAAACCGGTGCAAAGTCAGCACTATTTAAAGATACTGAATTTGTTAATCTTTTCGGCCCAAAAGAACACAAGTTTATTGTAGGTGCTAAAATGTTTAAGAGTTCTACTGCAATTGTTTTCACCGATGGTAAACAAGCAATAGTAATGTCAAAGAATAAACCTTATTCAATTATCAAGAAATTGGGCAAAGCACCTAAAGAAATCGCAAACTTAGTATTTAAAGAATCTATGTATGAACACGCACCGGGAGATACCGGCGTTATTAACATCGACAAAGAATGTATGGATAAGCTACACAAACATGGTGAGTGTGAAGTTAAATTAGGTGGTGCAACATACAAACTAAAGTTTGATACTGCGGCTGAATAATCGACACAAAACATTTATTTAAAAAGGACTAAAATATTTTAGTCCTTTTTTTGTTTTAAATATTAAAGATTTTAATATGAAAAAATACCTAGATTGTGTTTCTACATTTCACGAAAAGTTCAAAGTATCCCAAAACGATTCACCTACACTAATAGACGAAAATGATTTTTTGTTGAGACATAGGTTAATGTCAGAAGAAAACCAAGAATATTTAGAAGCATGTGCAAAGGACGATTTAGTAGAAGTTGCGGATGCACTAGGGGATCAATTGTATATTCTTTGTGGTACTATTTTGAAACACGGACTCCAACACAAAATAGAAGAAGTCTTTGATGAAATTCAAAAAAGTAACCTTTCTAAACTAGATGATAATGGCAATCCTATTTTTCGTGCAGATGGAAAAATACTAAAGGGTACTAATTATTTCGAACCAAATATTAAAGATATATTAAATGTTTAAAGAATTAAAGAAATTTGTAGATGACAATCCTATTAGAGTAACTGTGTGTGAAAAGACTGGAATAGGATATGCATACACATTCAACGGTAATACTGTTGCATATTATGAATTAGATGGTAATATAGATGTGTATAACGATTTGATATTACCTAATGCAAATGATTTTGAAAATATAGATGATGCTATACACTCAGATGGTGTTATCTTTGATGAATACCCATACGATTTTTACATAGGAGATTGTGAGGTTTCTGAACCTAAACAGGTTTCTGCAAACCAATTTGTAAATGCACTTTCAACATTTACAAATTTTTATGATATCAATAACATTCATAGTGAATATAGGGGTATTCATATTAAAGATGGTAACATGTTTGCAACGAATTCTTATGTTATGAGAATAGTTAAAACGGCTACTTTTGATAAATCATCAAACATGGTTATAAACTTTAAACCCGTTGTTGACTTTATGAATATTAACACTAAGAAAATAAAAACAACTGGAAAGTCTTTATTCGATTCAAAATCAAAGGATGATAAAGTATCAATATCAACGTATAATAAAGGTGGTTAAGATGTTCTTTTAATTGATTATAAAGGGTTAACTTTTAGAAATCATAGTATTTGTAAATCAGAACTAGATTTTCAATTTATTGCAGAATCTAATAAGAACTTAGATAAAACTATCAAAGTTTACAGAAATGATTTATACAGGGCATTGAACAACTTACTAAACGAACCTATTAAAGACAAGAATAAGGTTAAGAATGCATTTGTTTTTGAACAAGTTGATGATAAGTTATTAGTATATCCCTATATCAAATTTAAAGACGATAGGGGAGATATTTTAGAAACTGTCAATGCACAATCGAATATTGACACAAAGTTGATTACAAACGGGGAAAACCTCTTAAATGTACTCAAACATATTAATGATGAAATCATAGAATTGAAACACAATTCAGAAAGTAAAATTTGTAAGATTTCATCTAAATCATCTAAAGAAGACTATTATTTAATTTTTAATGTTTAATTGAAAGGGATAAATTTTATTTACCCCTTTTTTCTTTTATATTTCATTTAAGTTTCGTATATTAGAATATGAAAAAAGGAGATTTTATTATTTGGGATAGTCGTTTCGGATATGACATTGGGTTTTATTCAAATGAAAAGGGGGTAATGTATAATACATGTGAAATATATCTTATTACAGGGATTTCAAGTGGTAGATTTAGTGCATCACACCACGAAGTTAAACCTTTTACAAAAGAATTGGTGGAAGAACTAAATGAAAGATACACTTATAAGAATAGTATTATCTGGACATATGAAAATTTAATAGAACGATTAAATATTAGACAAAAAGAATTCTTACTTAATGAATAAACTAACTAAACATATAGTTGAAAGAAAAGATTATCATTTTTTAGACCCTAATAAAAGCAATGAAATTAATGTTTTTGATTTGGACGATACACTTGTATTATCTTCCGCAAAGATTAAAGTACATGACACAAAGACTGGTGAAAATTTTGAACTAACCCCACAAGAATTTAATGATTACAATTCTAAACCACACCACAAACATGATTTTAGTGATTTTTCATCACTAGAGGTATTAAAAGCTGGAAAGTTGATTGATTGGGTTGTTGATATTTTAAGACAAACATTAAAAAAGAAAAAGGCTGTTGGGATTATAACTGCTAGAAGCGATCAACAACTAATAAAAGACTTTTTGTTACACCATGATATTAATATCAACAAAGATTTCATATTTGCAATAAACGATCCTAGACACGGTTTTAGTGGTTCTATACCAGAACGAAAAAAACAAGCCTTTCAAAGACTAATTGATTTAGGATTCAACGATTTTAAATTCTTTGATGATTCAAAAGAAAATATAGACTTTGCTAAACAACTAGCCAAAGAAAACCGAAATATTAAAATGGAAACCAAGCACATAAAACAAAAATGGATTCCAAAATTTTAATAAAAACCCATATTCATTTGCAATTGTAAATTTAAATGACTATATTTATAAAGTTGATTGGGTAATCAACAATTTCATAACCAAAAATAAAAGGAAAACTTATGGACACAGTACAAACATTCGACACATTTAAACAAGATGTTCTTTCAAAGAAAATCGGAAGAAAACAAGTATCACTATCCGAAATAAGATTGATTTCAGATAGTGCTTTAGAAATCAATGGACTCACACTAGCATTGTCCACCGAGGGATTTACATCCCTATTGAAAATAGTGGGCATATCTAAACAACTTAGAAGAAACCTTATTAAGCAGTATGGTGACTCTTTTGCCGATAATCTAGTATCTACACTAGGAAAAGCCTTGAATGCTTCTAAGAGCAACGTAACCCTATTGATAGATATGCGAAAAAGGAAAGTTATTAATATTGTTACGAATTCAAAGGTTATGATTTCAAACGAATCCTATTTATCAAATGTAGAAAGGGTTATTAATGATTCTAACTTATTGATAGATTCTATGATAGTTAGAGACAATGGTGGATTTACAATATCTACAATTGGTGACAATTCTGAATGGGGACTGAGTGGTGTAGAAAGTACAGAATCTTTTAAATTTGGATTAAATTTTGACAATGATCCGGTTAAAGGTACTAGATTGATGCCATATAACCAAAGACTTATATGTACTAATGGTATGATTGGTCAAGATTTCGTTGGTGTTCACCAATTGAATAACACTAAAGATTCCTGGGATGCTTTTTATCACAAAATAGAAATATTGAAAAAAGATAATTATAAACCAATAGAATTTAGTTCTACTTTAAAATCCATAATGAATTCTGATGCATCACTTGAAGAATTAACACAAGCTAGAAACATTATTAAAGCTAATTCTAAAATTACCGATAATGAATTAGAAACATATGCACCTATTGGATCAACAGAGGAAGCTTACAAAAAATCGGGCGTTTTGATTGATTCTTTTAATAAAGAACAAAAGAAAAATGCAAAAACAGATGTTTCTTATTGGGAATTAATCAATGGTATTACGGATTTTGCAAGTCACAATTATGGGTACGAATTGAAAAATTCTGATACACTTCAAAGATTTGCTGGTAGAATGTTTACTAAAAAACCCGATCTAACTAACTTAGTTAGAAATCCATTTTTAAATTAAAAAAAAAATCTAGTAGTTCATCAGGACTACTAGATTATTAAAATATATGAAATTACAAATAGGAACGATAAGTGATTTACACACAAGACACAAAGAGTGGTTTAATAATCTTCAATATGGTCAATGGGGTTATGAATACGAACAACGTTGGAAAGATTTAGATATTTTAATCTTTGCAGGTGATTGTTCTTCAAGGGGTTACTTTCACGAAATAAAAGATTTTCTTGACTGGTTTTCTAAACAACCTGCAACTTATAAAGTAATGATTGCTGGTAATCACGATTTTGGTTTTGAAGAAATTGCAAATTTTGATGAAAATAAACCACATAACCCTAAACAAAAACCACCAACAATTGAAGAAATCATTCCAGACAATGTGACTTACTTGAATGATTCAGGTACAGAAATTATGGGATTGAAAATTTGGGGTTCACCTATTCAACCATGGTTTCATAATTGGGCATTTAATAGAATGAGGGGCGAAGAAATCAAAAAACATTGGGATTTGATTCCGAATGATACAGACATTTTAATTACACACGGACCACCTCGTGGTATCTTAGATAGAATTAATCCTAAGTTTGAAAGATATAACGAAGACCCCAATGTTGGGTGTGATGATTTGTTAGAAGCAATACATAGAGTTAAACCAAAAGTAAATGTATTTGGACACATTCATGAAGGTTATGGTAAATTAGAAAAGGATGGAACAACCTATATCAATGCAAGTTGCTTAGATGAAAATTATGGCCCAACGAATCCACCAATAATATTAGAATTAGAAATATGAACATAAACAAAACATTAGATACTTACTTTTCATTTGGAAAAACATTAGGAGAATATTTTGGTACCATTATAACAGAAGGTGTAGAAGATTATCGACACTTTAAATGGTACTATGAAGATGGTAGTGATGTGTCCTGGATAGAAGATGATGAATTTTATATGGGTGAAGTCTATGGTACATGTTGTTACAAAGGTGAAGATTTGACCTTGTTTACAATTTATTCAGATTTTGGTGGTACATATCATGCCATTTTCGATAATGATATGTTTGATGAAAATTTAGAAGAATAAAAATGTATTTGTCAAAATAAATGCGTATATTAGTGTTGTTGGTCAGTGAAGTTAAATAAGAAAAGATTTAGAAATTATGGCAAATAAGAAAATTTTACATATTGACATGGATGGGGTAGTTGCTAACTACTTAGACCCTGAACACAATAAGAAATTTAAAGACTATAAAGACGAAGGATTCTTTAGAGGTTTGCCAGAAATCAATGGCATGCAAGATGCCATTTCAGCACTAGAAAGAAAATACGATATATTTTTCTTAACTACTGCACCATGGAGTTCACCAAGAGCATGGAAAGAAAAAAGGGAATGGGTAGAAGATAAATTTGGTGACCGTTTCAAAAAGAAAATCATCATGACACACCGAAAAGATATGATTTATGGTGATTATTTAGTTGATGATAGAACAGCTAACGGTGCAAAAGACTTTAAAGGTGAACACATTCACTTTGGAACAAAGAAATTTCCCGATTGGGAAGCAGTTTTAAAATATTTATTATGAACAATTAAACCAATAATATAATTATGTCTAAAACACCCGCTATTAAATTTGGTATGACTATTTCGAATTTTGGTCTTGCTATAATTTTAAAAACCCGATATAAGATAGATTATAAAAATTCACTAACATTTCAAATAGCTTTTTTTAAGATTTGGGTTCATTTTAACAGAAAGTGACAAAAAACACCTTTTTTGATTGCGAATTTTTATTTTTTAAGACCCATTGAATGAAATATTTAGATGGGTTTTTTGTTTTAATATTAAACAGATGATTATGGGTGAACACAAATTTCCATATGATTGGACATTAAAAGATGCAGTCTTTACAAAGGATAGAGGTTCTGTATTTTCTTGCTTTGCCTGTGGTGGTGGTTCTACTATGGGATATAAATTATCGGGTTTTAATGTTTTAGGATGCAACGAAATAGACCCTAAAATGATTAGTGCATATCGTAAGAATCACAAACCACAATTTAGTTATCTAGAAGCAATACAAGACTTTAAACAACGAAAGGACTTACCAAAAGAACTTTATAATTTAGATATTCTTGATGGTTCACCACCTTGTTCTAGTTTCAGTATATCCGGGAATAGAGAAAAGGATTGGGGAAAACAAAAGAAATTCCGGGAAGGACAAGCATTACAAGTTCTAGATACACTTTTCTTTGACTTTATTGACCTTGCAGAAGAATTAAAACCCAAAGTGGTTATTTCAGAAAACGTAAAAGGATTACTTTTAGGTGATGCTAAAGATTATGTTGAAAGAATTTACAAGGCATTTGATAAGGCAGGTTATACGTGTCAACATATATTATTGAATGCTCGTGATATGGGTGTTCCACAAAATAGAGAAAGAGTTTTCTTTATATGTCTTAGAAAGGATTTAGCAAATAAACTAATGAATCAACATAATTTATTTGAACAAAAACCTATTATTGATTTGAGTTGGAACGAACCCCATATAACATGGGGGGAAATAATTGATGAAGATGATAACAATATGGATTTAAGTCCATTAGATGCAGACCTTTGGGATAAGAAACAACCGGGAGATGTTGATTTATCTGATGCAAGTATTAGAGAACGTAATATATTATCAAGATTCAATGCCAAGTTTTTGTATAAACATAAATGTGCAAATACTATTACTGGTGGTGAACAATGTGTATTGTGGGATAAGAAACGTAAACGGAATCACAAAGAACTAATTCAATGTTCATCATTCCCAAGTGATTATGATTTCGAAGATAATAAACCTAGTTATATGATGGGTATGAGTGTTCCACCTATCATGGTTGCACAAATTGCTGATAGGGTTAATAAATTTTGGTTAAAAAAATTGAAATAAATCTTGTAATACTCAAATAAAATCGTTATATTAGTATTGTCAGTTTGTTTCAACACGTACTGATATTATATGTTCAACTTTTAAAAACTACTATTATGGAAAAAATTATTAGAAATTATGGAGATTCCGACATTGTGGGGTATTTGGTTTTAGAACTATTGGTTAAAGATCAAAGTGTAAAAAGAATGGTTACATTACCACTAGGTCCTGAAAGTTCAAACATTACTTTCAAAGATTTGGGTGATTTTGCATTTGACCACTATTATAAAAATTATGATAGTGATAGTGTATATGGATTTAGTTATAGAATTATTGAAAAAGATTAAGTACTTAAACCAATGATTATGATGAGAATTAGATTCAAAGCACCGGATGTTAAAAGAAGTTACTTGAAGTAATTTTTATTGCATATAACGGTTAGTATATGAGCCGTTTTTTCTATGGCTTATATACATTGTTAGCATTAGTACGGATTATAATATTAACGAATAAAATAAATAAAATGAAAAATCCAATAAGAAAAATATTACCACCATCAATTAAAATAACTTCAAATTATAAGTGGCACAAAAGATTATATGTATTAATTAAGAACCCTATAACTTACCTATTTAAAGGTTATGTGGAGTATTAATGCTAACGGTTAGTATAAGATTAGTGCGCTAACCACACAAATTATTACTTCAAAAAATACTAATGTATAGTAACATATTAACTTTTTATTCGTATAATTACATAAACAAACTTTAAAACAATGAAAAAAGAAAA